ATAGCAAAAATGAGCCTCAAACCATCCCCGAAAACAGGGATAACCATCCCCAAGAACAGGGAAAGGTATCCCCGGAAACAGGGAACACCAAAGACATTCTTTCAAATACAGATAAACATAAAGATCTAAACCCCCTTTTATCCCCCAAGGATAAATCCAAGCCGAAGCGGTCAACGCAATTCCCTGATGGGTTCTTGCCAACAACGACTCACCAGGAGTTAGCTGACAAGCTCTCTGTGAACCTGCAAGGCGAATTCGAAGCTTTCTCGGACTATCACCGGTCGAAAGGGTCAACCTTCAAAGACTGGGGGCTAGCGCTGAATACGTGGTTGCGCAACGCAGATAAGTTCAGAAAGCCTGCATCCAGGGTCAGTAGCGTTGCCAGACCAAGCAAGCCAATGAATCACATACCAGAAGGATTCACAGGATGAACGTAGCCGATTTAATGCGACGCCTTCAGGCTGCTATGCCTCCTGGTACGCAACCGAAGTTCAAGACCGCAGACGAGCTGATGGCATGGCAACGCGAACAGGGCCGCATCGACTCTGAGCGCATCATCGAACAAAACCGGATCACCCGCCTACAGAACGTCTTGGGCCGGTCAGGTATCCAAGAGCTTCACCAGTCATGCACTTTCCAGAACTACAACGCCGAGCTAGCGGGCCAGCGCCACGCACTGGAAAAATCCAAAGCTTACGCTGAGCGGTTCGGTAGTGGGTTTGGCGGGTTTATCTTCAGCGGCGGTTGCGGCACTGGCAAAAACCATCTGGCGGCGGCGATTGGTAACACTCTGCTGACGGCTGGCAAGTCAGTCCTGGTTGTGACCATTCCAGACCTGATGATGCGCTTTCGTGAAACCTACCAAGACGGTGCCAAAACCAGCGAAGCGAAGCTGATGGACGACCTATGCAAAGTTGACCTGCTGATCCTGGATGATATCGGTGTTCAGCGCGGAAACACCAATGAGGGCGTAGTGCTGTTCCAGATTGTGGATCGCCGCTTATCCGGCAAGAAGCCAGTAGGCATGTTGACCAACCTCGACGCCCCGAAGCTGACCGAGTTACTTACCACCCGCATCATGGACAGGATGACGATGGACGGCGGCATGTGGATCAACTTCGACTGGCCGAGCTACCGGCGCAAGGTGAAATCATGAAAATCGAATCCGATGACTATGAGGTCATCAACCGCTATGCCGGTTCAGACCGATCGTGGCATGACAGGGTAAGCACAAGGGCTGGGGTGGAAAAAGTTCTGGCATTTTCATCAACAATCATCAGATCTGCGATTGTGGCGGCAAGGTATGAGAGCCGCTGCGTTCCACGCCAAGGAGATAACCAATGAACATTGAAAATTTCGCCGTATTAATCCGGGTCAATGGAGTTACAAAGCAAGTGGTTATGACAGTGCAGGAGCAGCAGTTATTTTCTCGCATTGTGCTGGGAACGCTAGGTGAAACCAACGGCAAGGTATCCACCGTAGCCCTTAAGAACATCGAGATACCTGTCAATCTGGAAGCATTTCCGGGAGATAACCATGGATAAGCAAGTATGGAACGGAGAAGGGCTGCCGCCAGTTGGGACGGTTTGTGAGTTCGCTGGCGGAACGTACTGCACGGAAGATCCATTCGATAAAGATCTGAAAGTTGGAGCTGAGGTAACCATTATTGCCCATATCTTCGACGGAGATTTCAAACTGGCAGCATTCACCTTTAACCCTAGGTTAGTTAATCCCGATCGCGGGAATGTTAGCGTCGAACAGGGGGCTTATGGTTGCTTTCGCCCTATCAGCACTACTGAGCAAATCGAGGCGGAAAAGCGGGTTCGGGTTACAAAGAAAATGTTTGACGTATGGAACCAAGCGCCAAGCATCTGCTATCAAAAGTCATTTGATTACGTCTACGACGCCATCCGCGCCGGTAAAATTGTAGGGGTGAAGATTGATGGATAAGCAAACAGAGAACCGCAAGGCGTTTGAAGAATGTTATTTGAACGCGCCAAATTTCACTGATAACGAAAGCTGGGCTTGGACATTTTGGCAACTTAGCCGGGAGAGTCTCGTTGTTGAGTTACCGGATGAAGATGATTTCGTGATGGATGAGACTCTCGATTGCTTACGCGATTGCAAGCAGTCGCTCCGGGCTATCGGCATCAGAATCAAAGGGGAAGGGGATGGAGCATCATCTTAAAATTCAGCCGGTTCATTTTGAGGCTGTATCCAGTGGCCTAAAGCTGGCCGAACTGCGGAAGAACGACCGAAATTTCAAAGCTGGCGACATTCTGCATCTACACGAGTGGGACGGTAAATACACCGATCGCCATGTATCACGGATTGCCATGCACGTAGCAGATGTCAGTGATTATCTGCCCGGTTACGTGCTGATAAGCATGTGCGGAAACTTCAAAGGGGAAGGGGTATGAACGATGAAGTTGATGAGTATTTAGAAAAGCTTTGCGTTGAAGGGATGCCCAATAGGCGCTGGAGCAAAGAGGGTGAAATGCTCGAAGGTTGGAGCAAGGCCGCAGCGCACAACGAATGGAAAGAGAAGGTGGTCGCAGCCGCTCGCAAGTTCGTCAACTGCAAAGGCCGCTATCACTCAGAAAAGAACATGACAGCTCTTATCGAGCTATTCAGACAGGAGCCAGAGAAGCCATGAACGAAAAACATCAGAAGTATCAGGAAAGCGTGAACGAAAATATCAGCGAGGGAATGCGCAACTGGTCATCCCGCAACTACCGCCGCCTGGTCAAGAAGGCCCAGAAGAAAAGCAAGGTGAAGCCATGAAAGCATACGAAGAAATCATGAAGGCACTGGCTTGGTATTTTGGTGATGGCGAATTGACGCCTAGCGAAGAATCAATCCGTGAAATTATCAGCCAAGAGCATGACCCAATCGAAACGATTGCCACCGCGCTTGATGACTACAGGGATAGCGAGGGGTAACCAATGGAGGACTTTTGTTTACACAAAAGCACCCTCGGCCAATTCACCAAACAACTCTTCGAACTCATCTCCAGCGGTAAGCGTTACCGGGTAAAAATATCCGAATGGCGTGACAAGCGCAGCATCCCTCAGAACTCCCTACAGCACATGTGGTACGCAGAAATCAGCGCTTATCTAATCAAGCGCGGAAAGCCTTTTGCGTCTCCAGAATGGGTGAAGGATGCGATGAAACACACATTCCTCGGATACGAAGAGCGTGAAATGGTCGACGTGAAAACTGGCGATAAGACAGCGGTTCGCTCACTCCGGCATACATCAGACCTCGATACTGGCGACATGCATTTCTACCTAACTCAGGTGGAAGGCTGGGCTATGAACATCGGGTGCCGGCTGACGGTGCCAAATGATTGCGAATACAACCAACTCAAACAGAAACAGGTGGCGTAATGGGAAAGCCAAATTGGACTGAAAGTGAAATGGCGTATCTGACGCAGCATTACGAAAAGACCGACAACAAGACTATCGGGATAGCACTCGGTCGCTCAACTGCATCGGTCAGCGGCAAAGGCATTTCTATGGGCCTGGTCAAGTGCATGCTGACCGTTAACAAAAACCGCAGCGAGTCCAGTAAAGCGGCCGCTAAATCCCGCATATATCACACGGACAACACAGACAAGTGGAGCGATATGGGCCTCGTGTTTGTTCCATCACTTGCCGGACATCCATCGTTCGAAGCGTACCGCAGCACAAGCAGGGTTTATCAGCTTGATTCGTTGCTGAGAGGTGCGGCATGAGCGAAAACATAGATAGCAAGTACGCAGACAAGCTACAGGAACTCTGCGAAGAAATGAGGGCGGCAGGCGGCGACCCGGAAAACATGATTATGAGCTGGGTATCTGGCTATGTGCAGGCGGCCACCGAAGATGATCCGGAAGTTGGGTTGATATGGCAATTCGAGGACGTGGCGATGGTCATCAGCCTTGAACCTGTTGATGAGGAAATTGAGCCAGCGGCGAGGGTTCACTGATGCGACGACAAACCAGCCCAACCCAGATAGCCATAAACAACCTGATATTCCGAACCAAATCCAAGTCACCCCGCAAGCCTAAGCAATCACCCGCAGACATTCCAACATACGACGCCGTTTGGCCGCTACTACAGAGCCGGTTTAACCGCGTACGGAGGACAAGATGAAATGCTGCAACTGTCCCAAAGAGCTATCAGAAGCGGAAGTGTACATCTGCGAGGCCTGCAACCGGGAAATTGACCGGCGAGCAGACGAAACCATGGGCAACCAGGAGGAAGAGGATGGCGAAGCAACCACGACGACGCTGTAAAATATGCCGAGAATGGTTCCATCCTCGCAGCTTCAACGAGTGGTGGTGCAGTCCAGAACACGGAGCAGTGTTCGGTATTCAGGAGAGGGATAAACAGCGACAGAAGGTCATACAGCAAGCAGAAGCGCAACGGAAAGAACAAACCCAAGCCGAAAGGCGCAGCCTCAAAATCCGCAAGTTAGCAGTAAAGCCTCTTAGTTACTTCCACTCAAAAGCCCAAATCGCCTTTAACGAGTTCATTCGAGTTCGTGACAGTGGTCATTCGTGCATTAGCTGCGGGAGAAACACCGGGGCAAAGATGAATGCCGGCCACTACAGGACGGTTGGGGCCAGCAAGGAAACGCGGTACGACGAAACCAACTGTCACTTGCAGTGTGAATATTGTAACTCGCACCTGTCCGGGAATATCGGCGAGTACAAACCGCGGCTGATAGTAAAAATCGGCCAGGACGCTTTCGATCGCCTCATGGGATTTCACGAGCCCAAGAAGTGGACGAGGGAAGAATTGCAGGACTTAGCTGCACATTACCGAGCAAAAACACGAGCACTCAAGAAACAACTGGAGGCCGCATAGCATGGCTATTGATTTCAACTCAGCAATCAACGAAGCACGAAAACGGCGCAACGCCTCCGTCGAGCGGAATATCGCAGGCAGATACTGGCCTGTGCATTTTGTCGTAACACAGTTCCGCAACCGGCTGGCAGTGCTAAGGGAAGATTCTGCAAAGGGAGATATAGCCTACACAACCAGGAACGACGGTCACGGCACGGTTAACACTGAGGTTAGAGCATGAGCATACGGGAATTGATTCTCACGCCAGAACAGCACCAGTGGCTTGATAGCTGGCTAGAGCTGTGGGGCTCATGGGTTTATAGCGGGCGACTCGAAAAGCGCATGAGCAGCGTTATAGCTCAGTACATGGCGACAGTAGAGCCACAACCTGGTTTAAGCAGGCCAATGTGCAATGACGATGACGGAATGTTGATTTCTCAGGTCGTAGATTCCGTCCTCCGCATTGACGCAAAGGCCATGGGTATTCTGCTTAGTTACTATGCTCATGGGTCATCTAAGCGAGCCATTGCATCGTACTATCACAAGACTGCAAAGCCCCGCAAATTAATGGGACGCCTTGGCGAGGGTTGGCGAAAACCATCCTTCGGCACATGCAGGAATGAGATAGACCAGATATTGGGGGCTAGCCTGTTCATGATCTACCAGCCATTGCAAAATGCTTTCATCAGCCGCAAACGTGTCGCTAAAGTTTCACATATTGGCGACAAGTGGCTTGACAAGGCTTTAGCCATTTAGCCATAATATCAGTATATGGTGTGACAAGTGTGTTCATAGCTTGCAACCTCCCAAACTTCAAGGCTGCCTCCGGGCGGCCTTTTTGCATTTAGTCGCCCGCTAAAACAGTCAATAACCCCAAAATCCTCTTTTATCGCTGAGTGACAACGGCGGGCGGCTATCTCCCCATCGCACATCAATCACACCCCGCTCATGGGAGGTGAGGACCATGAAAATGAAAGATAACCCTGACCTCTGGCCTGGCTTCTTTGCGGGGCTAAAGGCTATCTGGCCTGCCATTTGCGGCTCACTGATTGCCGCAGCAATTTGTTATGCGCGATTAATTCACGATGGTGTACATCGCAAAAATAAATGGATTGAGTGCGTCCTTTGTGGGCTCTTGGCGTTCTGCGTTTACAAGGGCGCCGGAATGCTCAATCTGCCGGAAGGGTCTGACGTATTTGTTGGCGGCGCTATCGGCTTTATCGGTGTCGAGAAGCTTCGCGAGTATGCTTTGCGCTTCCTGAATAAGAAAACTGGAGAATAGCAGTGATTAAGCAAAAGATTATCGGCGCTTGCAGCTCCAGCGCTCCGTATTTAATGGCGCTACTCATCATTGGGTGGCTGATTGTTCAAATCAATCAACGCGCAGATGATGCTGCTTACGCATACCCAACGGCAGTGGTTCAGTACGGACTCATTAGCGCTAAAACTGATGACGAAGTGCTGGCCCTGGTCGAGCGGTGGAAGCGTGACGAGTGGGGTGCTCAAATCGGAGCCTTGCGCGTTCTGTGCAGCAAGTCGGTCGATCGCGTTGAAGCTATCGGCGGTCAGGTGCTGGCTACGAAGATGTGCCGCATTGTGAGGTAACCGGGGGATGAATGAAAACTGGAGTAAAAGGCAGGGAGCTCATCAAGAGCTTTGAGTCATTGCAGTTGAAGGCATACCCAGATCCGGCAACAGGCGGCAAGCCTTGGACTATTGGCTGGGGCCACACGAAAGGCGTTAAGCCCGGCGACCAGATTACCCAGGTGCAAGCCGAGACGTTCCTTGCTGAAGATTTGTCGGTATTCGAGGCTGCGGTAAGCGCTGCTATCAAGCGCCCGATGACGCAAAACCAGTTCGACGCCATGGTATCGCTGGCATTCAATATCGGCGGGGCCAACTTCGCATCATCCACGCTGGTGAAGAAATTCAACGCTGGTGATGTGCAAGGTGCTGCTGACCAATTCCCTCGCTGGAAGAATGCCGACGGCAAAGAGATGAAAGGCCTGGTACGACGTCGTGCTGCAGAACGTGAGTTGTTCCTGTCATGAGTCGGGTCGCTGCCGCAGCTATCGCCATCCTGATTTGCTTGTTCGCCGGCCTGGCTTGGTTGGCGCTTCACTACCACGGAAAGTACACCGCCGCACAGCGTGATGTCGCAAGCGCCCAGGCAGTCACTACCAGCGTACTCACTGCTATTGACCTGATGTACGCCACTTCAAAGGCTGCCCATGAAGACAAACAGAAACTTGCTGATGAAGGCGAGACGAGAATTGTTTATATCAGAAAGGCGGTCAAAGACGATGAGTGTGCTGTTCGCGCTGTCCCTGATGCCGCTGCTGATAATCTCAGGATGCTCGAAAACTCGGCTCGTACCAGTTTATCCGCCAAAGATAAACCCTGAATTGACTGCCGATACGCCGGTCCCGAAAACACCGAACCCGTTGCTCTACGGCGACAGCCTGGTTCTGAATGCCCGGCTATTCGTAGCTCTGGGCCAATGTAACCGGGACAAGGCGGCGATCAGAGAAATCGAATCAACCCGACAAGGTGATAAACAGATTGTGCAACCCTAAAGAGGTGGTCCATATCTGGCTGGCGGGTAAGCCGCAAGTGGCAACGCAACTCTGACAAGCGTGGCAATGCTGCGAACCCACAAACAAAGAAGGAAAGCGACATGACTGTACGAGTAGTAGGAGCAAGCGGAGTCCCTGTTGATGCTGCAAGTCCTGGCGATGCGGTAACTGTGCCAGCGGCAACAACAACGGTGATCGGCGGCGTCAAGAAAGCCGCAACAGTAGCCAACTGCACGGTAGCAACGGATGGCACAAGCGCAGGCACTCAGCTTAATGCGCTGTTAGCGTCATTACGTGCTGCTGGCATTATTGTGTAAAGCATAAAATAACGCGAAGTGAGAAGTGCTCACCGAGCAAAAAGTGGAATATTCCAAAAATGATAAAAATACTCAAGATTCTGGCTGTTGAAGCTGTATTTCCTGGCGGCCGAGTTGTTAAGGGCTTTTCCAGAAGCTATCCGGGCGGGCAAGCTGGCGACTTATTCCAAATATGGGAAAAAGAAGGCGCTGAAGAATCCCACCTGATCAACATTCACTTGGCCGAGAGCGTAAGGCTGACGCCAACATTCGAGAGTTAACAATGGCAAGGCGTACCGGCAAGCAAGAACAAGTGGATTGGACGCAAGCAGCTCATTCGATGCGGGAGTGGCAAAAAGACCTTATGTCAAACATGAACAATGAAAAGTTCATTGATTTGTATGTTGGCAAGTGGACTCCATCAGAATCGAAAGATGATGAACGTTTAAGGAAGTGATTATGGCTAGGCCAACCAAGTATCAGAAGGCGTACGCCGAGCAGGCTCGCAAACTGTGCTTGCTTGGATACACCGACGACCAGTTAGCAGACTTTTTCGAAGTGGCAGTATCAACGATCCACAAATGGAAGCATGACCACCCAGAGTTTTCGGACTCCATAAAAAAGGGTAAAGACATTTCTGACGGTGAAGTGGCAGATAGCCTTTACCAGCGTGCGATGGGTTACGTTGCGCCTGATGTCGATATCCGGGTCATTAATGACAAGATTGTCCAAACCAAAATCACCAAGCATTACCCACCTGACACCGCAGCGGCCATCTTCTGGCTTAAGAACCGACAAAAGAAAACATGGCGAGACAAGATCGACCATGGCATTGAAGGTGCTGATGGCGGCCCCGTTCAGGTGATCAACTACACACCGGCTGATTACGCAGCAGCCTCTAAGCAATTGGAGGAGAAACTAGACGGGTTGGACTGATATGAGCAAAGTCATCGAATGGGAGGATTTAACCTTCCCTGAGCGAGCTGTGCTTAAGTCTAAGTCCACGAAATCGTTTCTCAACTTCACCCGGTTATGGTTCGAACTGGTGCAGGGTGATCGGCTGTTGGTTAACTGGCATCACCGCCTGATGGCGTCAAAGATTGATGACCTGATCGCCGGTAAGCTCCAGCCGCGTAATCTGATTATCAACATCCCGCCAGGCGGCACGAAAACCGAATTCTTCTCCATCCACTTCCCGGCATACGTAAACGCACTGGTACAGGAGGGTAAGCTCAAGCGCTTCCGTAACCTGAATATCTCATTCGCTGACACACTGGTTAAGCGTAACTCACGCCGCACCAGGGACATTATCGCCAGCAAAGAGTATCAGGAGCTGTGGCCGTGCGGCTTTGGTGTTAACCAGGCGGAAGAGTGGGAGATCATCGACAAGAAAGCCCGTTCAACTGGGCAGACGATATCGCGTTCCAGTAACGGGCAGATAACCGGTGGGCGTGGTGGTTACTACGGTGAGTTGTTCTCTGGCGTTGTTATGCTGGACGACTACAACAAGCCTGTAGACATGCTGAGCGAGTCACGCAGGAACAGCGCCAACACGCTGCTTGTGAATACTATACGCTCACGGCGTGGCGATAAGTCGAAAGACCATCCAACGCCATTTGTGAGCATTCAGCAGCGACTCCACACTGATGATGCTACCGGGTTCATGCTATCTGGCGGGATGGGGGTTAAGTTTCACCATGTCGCTATCCCGGCGCTCATCACTGAAAAGTACATCGCATCACTGGCCGAACCTTGGCGCTCATTGTGTTGGGAAACGGTTAAAGACACAGATTCAGTCGAATACCTTGGCGAACGCTACTGGTCATACTGGCCGCAGATGGAGGACGTAAACGACCTTATCCAACTATGGGAGAAAGATCGGTACACGTTCCTTTCTCAGTACCAGCAGAACCCCATGGCGCTAACTGGCGGCATTATCGAAACCGACTGGTTCAAGACGTACACCGTGCTGCCTAAATTGCAGTATCGCGCCGTGTATGTGGATACCAACAGCGGGAAGGTAGAGGACTGGCTCGACTACACCGTGTTCACCCTGGTGGGTATGGGAGTTGATGGCAATCTCTACATCATTGACGTTGTTCGAGGTCGCTGGGACCCGGAAGACTTGCTGAAGAAAGCAGAGGAAGTTTGGGAACGCTGGCGCATGGCTGGCTCTGTTCGAATGATGCCAATGCGTCATATGGCAATCGAAGAGAAGCAGGCCGGGCAGGGGCTGATTACCACGCTGAAGAAGCGCAGCGCCACGCCAGGACAGTTGAGTATCCCAGTTAAAGAAATCCCACGCGGCACCGGCCAAAACAAGCTGGTTCGCTGCCTCAACGTCATTCCGCAGATTAAAACCGGAAAGGTATATGTCCCCGCAACCCACAATCACGATGGCGCAGCCATTTCTCACGTCTATTACGACGACAACACGGTGGCGGGAAATACCTCATGGGTGCTTACTGCAATGACTGAGTGCGCATCATTCTCGGCTGACGACAGCCACGACAATGACGACATCCTTGATACCTGGATGGATGCCATTGATGACAACCTTATTTCTGGTCGCCAACCGATGGCTATCGACCCTAATCAACTCAGGAGAATTTAAGTGCGGTGGAAATGGTGGAAGAAAGAAGTCGCCGCGCCTGAGCCGGTGAAAGAGCCTGAAAAGGTTCAGATGAAAATAAGGCCTGAAGCAGTCGCAGAAATTCAGCCAAGGCCACAGAGAGAATTTACGCAGTACACGCCACCGAAGGGTGTAATCCCCGAGAACATTGAGAAAGCGATCCTGGCGATGGACTCAACGCCATATAACTCTCTGAACGATTCCTTTGGTGGATACACCTATGGCTACCCCGACACCTTCCCTGGCTATCCGTATTTGGCTACGCTGGCGCAAAAGCCAGAATACAGGAAGATGGTAGGCACCATCGCCGAGGAGATGACGCGCAAGTGGGTGAAGCTAAAAACCGTTGGCGATGACGACAAGTCTGAGCGCGTTAAGCAGCTCTATGCAGCGATGGAGAAATTCCACCTAAAGGACAAGTTCAGGGAGGCGGTGGAGCATGATGGCTACTTTGGCGGCGGCCAGATTTACATTGATATCCAGTCACCTAAGAACGTTTCCGCCTGGACTGATGACATTGAGCTGCAGTCAAAGCTTTTCCTGTCTGACAAGAAGATCAAGAAGGGCAGCCTGAAGGGTTTCACGGTTATCGAGCCGGTTTGGACCTATCCAGGCGTCTACAATACCGACAACCCGATGAGCCCTGATTTCTACAAGCCGACAGAGTGGTTTGTGATGGGCAAGACGGTTCACGCAAGCCGGATGATTGATTTTGTGTCTCGACAGGTCCCCGACCTGCTGAAAGCTGCATACAACTTCCGGGGTCTTAGCCTGACGCAGATCGCCGAGCCTTACGTGAATAACTGGTTGCGCACCAGGGACAGCGTAAGTGACCTTATCCACTCTTTCACGATCCCCGTCATATCAACCAACATGGCGACGGTGTTGCAAGGCGGTGGCGCAGAGTCGCTCTTGCTTCGCCTTCAGATGCTCAACCAGTGCCGGGATAATCGCGGCTCTTTTGCCATTGATAACACCCCGCTGCAGGAAGAGAAAATCGAGTTCGTCAGCGCACCGCTCAGCGGACTTGATGCACTACAGGCGCAGTCGCAGGAACAGATGGCGGCGGTATCAAGCACCCCGCTGGTAAAGCTTCTTGGCATTACTCCAAGCGGACTAAACGCCTCGTCTGATGGTGAGATACGCGTCTTCTATGACTACATTCACGCGCTTCAGGAAATCCTATTCAAGGACAACCTGGCGAAGGTGCTTAACATCATCCAGCTCTCAGAGTTTGGTGATATCGACCCGGACATCTACTTCGAGTTTGAACCGCTGTATGAAATGAGCGCGAAAGAGAAAGCGGAGATACGCAAAATCGATGCTGACACTGATGCGGTTTATGTCACATCTGGCGTTCTGGCAGGTAATGAGATTCGACAGAAGGTGGCCGATGATCCTGACAGCCCATATCACTCACTGGATTTAAGCGATGACCTCGAAATCGAAGACGACTACGACGAAGAAGAGGAAGCCAGCCCAGAAGATGATAAGGGCGGTGCAACCTAACGCCGGTGTCGAAGCATGGTATCGAAAGCAGCTCGATAGGCAAGTAAGGGAGATGCAAAAGTCCGTTGTTTACTGGCTCACCGCAAACTACAAAGCGAGTGGTGCGACAGTGGCAATGGATGCATCGCCCGCTGTGTTTATGCGTGATGCGATGCGAAAGTTGGCTAGCAGATGGACAAGGTCATTTGATCGGATTGCCCAGAAGCTGGCCGACCGGTTCTCAACGGATGCGATGAAAAACTCTGATGTATCGCTGCGTAATGCGCTTGATACAGCCGGGTTTACAGTCGAGTTCAAGATGACCGCTCCAATGAACAATGCGCTGCAGGCCACCATCACCGAAAACGTTGGGCTGATACGCTCCATCCCGGAGAAGTATTTCACCGAGGTTGAAGGTTTGGTGATGCGCTCTGTTGCGCGTGGTCGTGACCTGTCATTCCTCACTGATGAGTTACAAAAGCGTTACGGCATCACCCGGCGTCGCGCCGCACTAATTGCTCGCGACCAGAACAACAAAGCCACCTCTGTCATGCAGTCAGCAAGGCAGCAGTCACTGGGCATCACTCAAGGAGTATGGCGGCAATCTCATGCAGGTAAAGAGCCTAGACAATCACACGTTAAAGCTGATGGTGAAAAGTTCGACCTGAGCAAGGGCATGTATCTCGATGGTAAATGGGTAATGCCTGGAGAGGAAATCAATTGTCGTTGCACCTGGTCACCAGTCGTACCCGGCCTTAACTAAACGGAATAATCATGAACCCTACTGAACGGTTGGCATTCGACCGCGCTTCCGTGCGCTCGTTTGATGGCAACGGCAGGCTTCAGGTAAAGGTCAGCAATATCAGCAAGGCGAATGTCTGTCCCTATTACGGAAGGGAAATCCCGAACTATGAAAAGTTGGGATTAGACCCAGACAAGATTTACCGCCTGTGGCGACATCCTGATGAACTGAAGAAAGCCGCAGCAACATTCAACAACATCCCGCTCCTCAACATTCACAAGCCGGATTTCCCCGGCGACCCACCACGCGAATCACGCGTAGGGGTTACTCACTCAAACGCTGAGTTTGTTCATCCGTATCTCCAGAATGGTCTGTCCGTCTGGGATGACTCAGCGATTGCCGGAATTGAGACTGAGGAACAAGAAGAACTGTCTTCGTCGTACCAATACGTCGCTGACATGACCCCTGGTACTACTCCTGACGGTGAAGTCTATGACGGCATCATGCGGGAGATTATCGGGAACCACGTAGCGCTGGTCGAAACGGGCCGCGCAGGAAGCGACGTATTGGTCGCAGATTCACTACCCCCGGAGTTAAAACACATGAGCAAACGCAAAGCTGCGGCTATTCGCGCCACGCTGAAGCCTTTACTGGCAGCAGACGCGGATTTGGAAGCTGAAGTCCGCAAAGCGCTTCTGGCACTCGATGAAGCCGACAAGGAAGACGAGAAAGACAAAAAGCCAGCGGAGGACGAGGACGAAGAAGATAAGAAAGATAAACCCGCTGAAGATGAAGATGACGACAGCGAAGATAAAAAGACTGCTGATGACGAAGACGAAGAGGATGACGAGAAAGTATCCAAAACCGCTATGGACTCAGCGATCCGCCTGGCTGCCGATAGCGCCACTAAAAAGGCCGGCCGAAACTTCCGAGCTGTTCGTGAAGCAGAGCAAGCTGTCCGCCCGCTGATTGGCGATGTTGTAGCAATGGACTCAGCTGATGATGTCTATCGCACCGCTCTTGAGCAATCAGGAGTCGATATCAAAGGCGTCCATCCGTCCGCATTCCCGGCCATGGTGAAAATGGCTATCAGCCAGAAAGAAAATTCACGCCCTGTCATTGCGCAGGATTCCGCATCTATCAGCGAGTTTGAGAAAGCATATCCAACCGCTGGCAAACTGAAACGAGGCTTCTAACATGGCAGGTTTCCAGAGTGTAATTAATCAATATCCAGCTCCGGGCGTAGAGGGCAGCTTTGCCAGTACCAACCCGCATGCGACGTTCCTTGCGGGTGAAGGTGCGCTGGTTGCTGGCGATGACGGCCTGACCGTTGGCCGCTTTGCTTGGGCAGTAAACGGAGTCGCATCCAATGCTGGCACTGGCGCACCCTCTGGTTTTGTCCATCGTGACGGCCAGGCGTCGATCACCATTTGGCTGGCTCAGGCATCAATGCTCATCCAACCGGGGAGGGAAGCAACGTTGATGACAGCGGGTGACTTCTGGGCTCGGACATCTACCGCGGCAACTCGCGGGCAAAAAGTATTCGCATCACTGACAACCGGGCAGGTTCAAACTGCCGCCGCTGGCGCAACTGTCGCTGGCTACGTCGAAACCAATTTCTTTGTTGGCAGCACCGCAGATGCCGGTGAGCTAGTCAAAATCACCACCTGGAGCAAATGATGAACGATTTCCAGAAACACTATGCCGCAGCAAGCGGTAAATACGGCATCGTGCTGCGAGGTGCTGAGCGAGCTCAATACCTGAGCCCGGAATATGCAGAAAACTACCAGCTAGCGATGGATGCCCAGCCAACAATGGTAACTGCCGCTAACTCAGGTATCCCGGCATACTTTACCAACTACGTTGATCCTGAGCTGATCCGCGTTCTTGTGACCCCGATGAAAGCCGCTGAAATCTTCGGCGAAGTGAAAAAAGGCGACTGGACCACGCTGACCTCGCAATTCCCGATCGTGGAATCAACAGGCGAAACCAGCTCCTATGGGGACTTCAACAACAACGGCATGACTACCGCAAACGTGAACTGGGTTCCTCGTCAGTCGTACCACTATCAAACTCATACCCGCTGGGGTGAGCGTGAGCTGGATATGTACGGTGCAGGCCGCATCGGTTACGCAGCGGAGCTTAACGTGGCATCCGCCCTAACCCTGAACAAGTTCCAGAACAAGTCTTACTTCTTCGGCATTGACGGCCTGATCAACTACGGAGCACTGAATGACCCAAGCCTGAGCGCACCGGTAACTCCGGCAGCAACCGGCGCGGGCGGCAGCGTCAAATGGGCAGACAAAGACGGGCAAGCGGTTTACGACGATATTGCTGGCCGCCTGTATGCTCGTCTGATCGCCCAGACGAAAGGCCTGATTGAGCGTACGGACTCGATGACCCTGGCTATGTCCCCAGAAGCGGAAGTCAACCTGACCAAGACCAACATGTACAACGTGAACGTCTCCGATCAGCTGAAGAAAAACTTCCCTAACCTGCGCGTTGAAACGGCTATTGAATATGCAACTGATGCCGGTGAAATGGTTCAGCTCATCGCTGACCGCTTGGGCGAGCAGGACACTGCTTATTGCTCATTCACCGAGAAGATGCGCGCTCACGCCGTGGTGGTGGAAGAGTCAAGCTGGAAACAGAAAAAATCAGGCGGAACCTGGGGCGCGATTATTCGCCAGCCTCTGGGTATTGCTTCAATGTTGGGGGTTTAACGAATGTCTGAATTAGTAACAGTGGGCTGCAAACTGCCGAATGGCCTGGTTCTTGAGATTGGCGGTTACCAAGTGGAGCTTAACGGCTCCAACTCATCGCTGGTTGTTGGTGGTTACGGTCTGACCGAGGGTGTTGATAAGGACGCCTTCGAAAAATGGTTGGTAGCCCACAAGGACCAGCCATACGTGAAGCGCGATCTGGTATTCGCCCAGGCCAAGACAAACAGCGCACAAGCGAAAGCCTCTGAAAATTCCAAGGTTAAATCTGGCTTGGAAGGGTTGCCGCAAGATAAGCCAATGGCAGGCATCGAAAAAGCGGACGGTAAGTAATCATGGCGATCGTTGTGTTTGACGTTAACGCATTTCGCGAGCGATACCCGGAGTTCGACACGGTAAGTGCAGAGTTGTTGAATGCGTATTTCGTTGAAGCAACGGTCTACCTCGACAACACCGATTGCAGCCCGGTACAGGATGCCAATGTCCGGGCCGTTTACTTGAATATGCTTGTGGCTCACATTGCAGCGCTTAACTCGGGCGTCAATGGGCAGGCGCCATCCGGGCTTATTGGTCGTGTTGCCAGTGCTTCGGAGGGATCTGTCTCAGTATCAACAGGTGAGGTGCCGGTTAGTCCTTCGTCCTGGTGGTATCTGCAGACGAAATACGGTGCGTCATATTGGCAGGCTACAGCAGCATATCGAACATTCATGTATGTGCCTGGCGCCTCACCATCCCTTTACCCTGGTCACTATTTTCGCAGGCCAATAACCCGGAGATAACCATGGCTACGATAAGCGGCGGCGATGCTCTGGAGCGCAAGCTTGCGGAGTTGGCTGCAAAGATTGGCGAAGGTAAAACCCTTAGGGTTGGCTTTCTGGAGGGGGCCACTTACCCTGATGGTGAGTTAGTTTCTATGGTGGCAGCGGCGAATGAGTTCGGAAACCCCGGAAACAATCAGCCACCACGTCCATATTTTAGGAGAATGGTTGCCGAAAAATCCCCGGAATGGGGGAGTGACTTGGTAAAAATTGCAGTGGCGACAGACTATGATGCAGAAACCCTTCTTCCGCTGATGGGTGAGCATATCAAGGGTCAACTGCAGGAGTCTATTCGTGAATTTACTGCCCCTCCGCTATCCCCCTACACCATTAAAAAGAAGGGATTCGATAAGCCGCTCATTGAAAGTGCCCAAATGCTAAACAGCGTCGATTACGACATTGAGGATGGTGTATGAATCTGCACGGCATTGTCAGCGGCGCTATCGGCGCCGTTAACCCATTTGTTCCTGCCCAGATAAAGGTCAGCACCGGAAGCGTAACCCTGCCCTCCGGCAAGCGCGAGCCGTCCTATACCACCACCGATGTTTCTGTGCAGCTTCAGGCGCTTGGATACAAAGACCTGATGCAAGTGGATGGGTTAAACCTCCAAGGGGTTGTAAAGGCCGCTTACGTTAACGGTAACTTCAATGGCGTTAACCGACCAAAGCAACAGGGCGGAGATATGCTGATCGTCAATGGCGAAACCTGGCTAATTGTCCAGCCGCTGGAAGAGTGGCCGGATTGGTGCAAATTCGTGGTCAACCTGCAAAGGAGCCCGTAATGGCCGCATCCATCAGCATTACAGACGATGACATCACAACCGCCTTGCGCGGTTTTTTATTGTCCTTAATCGACACGGAAGTGGTGCTGGCGCAAGAGAACCTTGTGCCAATGCCGAATTCCGACTTCTGCACCATGACACCTCTGGGCGTTAACGGCCTGTCAACTAACCGGCAATCCTACACCGACCCCGGCACCGTTACGGGCGGATCAACGCAGACGACCCGGACAAATGTCTGGCGGTGCCAGTTGGACTTCTATGGCGGCACTGCACAGGCCAACGCCTTTATCGTAGGAACCATGGTGCGTTCGGAGTATGCCGTTGAGCAGTTCAAGTCCATGGGATATGACATCAGGCCGCTTTACGCTGGCGACCCGCATCAAACCACGATGATAAACGGTGAACAGCAGTACGAATCCCGCTGGACTCTCGACTTTCACGCGCAGGTCAACGCAGCTATCACCACCCCAATGCAATTCATGGACAACATAAATGTCGGCCTTGTCGAGGTCGATGCAAAATTCCCACCGGAGAATGCATAAATGGCAATTCCTATTACCAAAGACGTGAAAATCAACCCGGGTGTGCTCTCTGCGGGCGGCACGGCACTTGATTTGAACGGGCTGATTTTGACCGATAGCACTTATGCGCCGGTTGGGTCGGTTTTAAGTTTCACCTCTGATGAAGATGTCGGTAAGTATTTCGGCAGCGCATCGCAAGAAATGTCGATGGCGACCATCTACTTCTCTGGCTACAAAGGCTCGACCAAGCAGCCAGGCTCTCTCCTGTTCTCACAGTTCAACACCGATGACGTGGCGGCGTTCCTGCGGTCGGCATCAATGGCTGATGTAACCCTGGCGCAGCTTAAATTGCTGACCGGGACTATTATCCTCACCGTTGACGGTACGCTGGTGACATCAACTAGCATTTCCCTGAGCGCCGCAACCAGCTTTGATAATGCGGCCGTACTGATTAAGACCGGCATCGGAGCAAGCGTGAATGTCTCCTGGGACTCCATCGTCAAGGCGTTCGTGATTTCCTCGGCCGCTGAGGGCGAAGACAGCACCATCACATTTGCTGGCGGGACTCTGGCCCCGGGCTTGAGGCTGCGTGAAGTCGATGGCGCGGTACTTTCACAGGGCGCTGACGTTGCCGTGGTTGATGACGTTTTCCTGAACCTGCTAGGGATTAGCCAGGATTGGGCGCTGTTCACTACGTCATTCGTATGTGACCAGACGCAACATCTGGCATTCGCCAAGTGGACCAGTTCGCAGAACTTCCGGTTCGGCTATGTGGCCCACGACTCCAGCGCCAATGCGACGGTACAGAACAGCGCGGATAACCTGACCTACGCTCTGATTGAAACCTACAGCTACGGCCAGACGGTGCCTGTTTACGGCTTCCAGACCCACGCTGCTTCTGTGTTGGGTTATGCTGCATCTCTGGACTTCGAGCGAGCGGAAGGTCGCGTCCCATTCAAGTTCCGCTCACTGGATGGCCTACTGTATCAGGTTAGCGACTCAAGCACCTATGACGTTCTGATTGACAACCACTACAACTTCTATGGCGCGTACAGTTCCAACAACTACAGCACCCGGTACTGGGCTGACGGCACTATCACTGGCGACTTCAAGTGGCTGGACAGCTTCTGTTTCCAGATTTGGCTCAATGCCAATCTGATGCAAGACGCGATCGAGATGTTCCAGGCCAACCGCTCGTACCCGTACAACAACAGCATGAAGGCTGCGGTAGAAGCGTCATTCGCTGACACCATCGCCCAGGGTGTAGCGTTCGGCGGAATCCGTACCGGCATCACGTTATCCAGTTCGCAGAAGGCGCAAATCCAGAACGCAGTCGGAGCGGATATCTCTTCCTCGCTCCTGGCTAAAGGCTGGTTCCTTTACATCGCTGACGCGACACCAGAGCAACGGGCGGAACGTAGATCCCCGTCTATGACGTTCTATTACTGTGATGGCGGAAGTTTGCAGAAACTCACCCTGGCTAGCATCGAGGTTCAATGATGAGCAATACAATTACTAGTGCCGATGCCACTTATGCGCTTTCGGTGACCAACCTATACCCAACGGCTCAGGTTCTCCAAGGGTATGCAGCAGATGCGATGTTCTCTCTCAGTGACACCGATTACGCACAGACTGTTCGAGGCGCTGACGGGAAGCTTTCAGCTGGCTTCGTGTTTGGGCAGTACATCCAGACGATCACCATCATGCCCGACAGCCCAAGCCGTGAAGTGTTTGAGACGTGGGCGCAGACATCGCGCACGGCGATCGCCGTGTTCCGGTGCAATGCCACAATCATCATGCCCGCCATCGGTCGCAAGTACACGCTGACGAATGGCGTCCTACTACGCACCAGAACTCACCCGGATGCAAACCGAGTGCTACAGGCCATCCCATATCAGATCGAGTGGGAAACAGTAACCAGCGAAGCGTATAGCGCATAAGGTAAATCATGGCTCGCAAAGAAATTTACTACACAGTGTCAGGCACCAAAGGCCGCGATGAAGGGAAAATGTTCTTTATTCAGGAAATGCCAGCGTCCCAGGCTGAGGCATGGGCCATTCGCTGCGCGCTGGCAATGACACGCGGCGGCGTTGAATTACCTGATAACTTTGCTGATCTAGGTATGGCAGGACTAGCAAAGGTGGGGCTTTCTTTGCTGGCAAAAGTGCCATACGAAGAGGCGCGCCCTTTGCTTGATGAGATCATGACCTGCGTTCAAGCCGTGCCAGACCCAAACAACAAGGCGATTAAACGCGGTCTGGTTGAGAGTGACACTGAAGAGGTAACTACCCGCCTGAAACTGCGCGGTGAAGTTTTCAACCTGCATGTGGATTTTATAACCGCCGCCTAGAGCTAGATATTCCCCCATCCTTATCAAGCCATTACGGCAAAGGCCTTGCCGAATACCGGAACATTCCAAAAACCATTGGTGCTGTTGTTTCCAGCGGCAAGGCTTCTCTGCATGAGTTGGATACGGTGTATGGGGTTGAGGACCTATGGCGGCTTTTAGAAATAATCACTGTTGATAATTACAACGCCAAAGTATTGAACAACACAAAAGAGGACTTCTGATGGCTACCATTATTGACGCATTGGTCGTTACTCTTGGCCTTGATACTTCTGAATTCAGGCGTGGGCAGAAAGAGGCAGAGGACGCGCTAGATGAAACCAAAGCGACCGCAGAAGAAACCGGTAAGAAGATGGAGGCGTCTGGAAAGCAGGCTGCATCATTCTTTTCTGGACTGAGAAATCAGATCATTGCGCTTGCTGGGGTCACCCTATCTCTGAAAGGGATAGAAGACTTCATGAGTTCATTCTCATCGAAGTTAAATGACCTATCAATAGCGTCTACGGCCTTTGGCATGAAGGCCAAAAACCTGGATGGATGGATCCAAGCAGGGAAAGCGTTCGGCGTATCTGCGGAAGAAATCGCTTCATCCTTTTCAAAAATCAGTGATGCCCAGGAAAAGCTACAGGCAGGCCGTGGAAAGGACCAGATAATCACTGACATCATGCGCTTCAGCAATATGACTGGAGCTGGCATTGATGTAATGAATGACTCAGCAGAGACAGTAAACAGGAAGATCGAGGCAAACTTTAGCAAGCTAAGCGCAGAGCAGCAGCGAGCTTTCGGCATGGAGCTGGGGAGAGGTTATGCCTGGCAGAAATGGAGCGCGACCGGTAATTCCGTCAACGATATCGATGAGTTCACAAAAAACTCAGGCGTGAACGACGCGGCCATACAGTCTGCTGAAAGGATGCGTAAAGCGTGGGTAAAAGTAACCCAGACGATAGAAAACATTGGCTACATAATCTATACCGAACTGGAACCTCACTTAGAGGATTTCTATCAGTGGCTTAATGACCTGGCCAGTTGGATGAAGGATCACCCAAAAGAGATTAAGGATGCCATAGGCGAGGTTATCTCTGGTCTCAAAGATTTGATCCCTACCGTTAATGACGCCGCGAGTGCTATAGGAAAATTAAACTCGGTCATCAAGGAGATCGTCAATTTTCTGAATGTCCTGCCTGGCAGTGATGCGGTAAGGGAAGCTGGTGAAAAGATTGGGGCAAACGAAATTGGTATTTTTATCAACGATAAAACAACAAAATTCAAGCGATGGGCGTACGGTAAGCTAGGCATTTCTGATGATGAACCCGTACAAAGGGCTCAGTCAGCTAAAGCTCCAAAAGCTACCGGTAAAGGGAAACAACTACTGGATTGGATGGGCGGGCAGTTTGCGCAGCTTGAACAGAAATATAACCTGCCAGATGGGATTCTACGTAGCATCGCTACCACTGAGTCAGGTGGGGATCGGTTTGCTGTAGGGCCAAAAACAAAATATGGGCAGGCAAAGGGTTTGTTCCAATTTATGGATCCTACCGCCAAGGATATGGGGCTAAGCGGAAGTGATGTATTTGACCCTGAGAAGTCAGCAGCAGCGGCAGCAAAATACCTCTCTCAACTCCTTCAGCAAACCGGTGGGAATCTTCAAGAGGCCATTGCCGCCTACAACTGGGGTATTGGCAACGTGCAGAACAAGGGGTTAGGGATGGCCCCGGCAGAAACGCGTAACTATGTCCCTAAAGTTTTAGCGGGAATGCAGGTGGGGGCGGCGGCAAACGCGCAGAGTCATATCAACAGCAACGTCACCAACTCCACGACATCGGACAGCAACGTCTACAACATTGGCAAGGTACAGGTCGGCGCTGATGTGAAAAATGTTTCCGACATCATGACCGACGCAAAACAAAAAATTGGCCGCTCTAGCTTGGTGACAGCGTACGCAACGGGGGTATCAGGATAATGGCATTTTCGTTAAACCAGACAACCCTTATGAATGCCATAAATGGGGGCGGGTTGCTTTCGATTCTGAATAGCACCCTATCCCCCGGTTATGGAATTTACGACGCTAAAACCTCAGCCAAGGCATTCACTCCAACGTCATTTATCAGCGTTGAGCCAGTCATGGATTCATCCATAACGATCGCCCCAGTAGAGCTAAGCAAATATAGCTCTTACAACAAAGTTAATCGGCCAGGTGAAATAAGAGTAACGTTTTCTTTTGAGGGGTTAACCGGTTTCAGTGGGGCAGTGCCAAACGTCACGAATTTCACCCTGACAAGTCGTACTGACATCATTGAAAAGCTCACGGAGATGGTAGAAACGGCCAACCTATACAACATAGAGACGCCAGACACTACTTATCAGAACTATGACCTGACGCACTTCGACTATAGAACTACCAGCCAGGATGTGACGCTGTTGATTGTGTCCGCTGTGTTCCAGGCGGTAAGGGATATGGGTGCTGTTACGCTATCGAATGCCACATCTCAGAATCCAACGACGAACAATGATATCTGCAAGGCTCCAGCAGTAGTTAGCGATCAGGTGAATGGCTCTACAAAAGAGGCGACGCTGGATGATGTGAAAAAGTCTCTATCCGGGCTGAAAAACTCCCTTTCCAGTGCCGCTACTGATATTGCATCTTCTGTGAGTTCAGCAGTTAGCGAGGCAACTGGTGGAGTAACTGGCGCTATCAATGGTGCCGCGACATCATCAATAGACAAACTTTCTGCTGCTGTAACGGAATTGGTTGGAGGGCTGCAATAGTGCAAGAGATAACGCTATTGCCTAGGCGAGGGCAGATTTTAAACGTAACTCTCGCCGGTCAGGTTTGCCGCTTGCGTATTGTGCAGCGCACTACAGGCCTTTTTATGGATGTATCGCTCAACGGGCGGTGGATAGTTCAGGGGGTCATTTGCCTAAACTGCGTGAAACTGGTTCGTTATAAGCATCTCGGCTTTCTTGGTGAGCTGTTTTTCACTGATACCGTGGGCGATAGTGACCCCATATTTGATGAGTTAGGTACAAGATTTAAGCTTTTCTATGCTACCCAGCAGGAAGTGGAGTTGGCGCAATGACATACCAAATCAGGAAAATCTCTGTTCAATTTGTCCTGGAGGGCGGTAGGACTTTCGATGAGGCCGGTAGCACGGTGCTCACAATAGAGTCAGCCCGCTGTTACGCGAGCATTTCTGGGTATGGCGGCATGTCCGGTACAGAAATGACCCTGCAAATCTGGGGGCTATCAATCGATTACATGGCCGCCCTGAGCTATAAAGGGATCTGGATAAACGGGCCAGATTTTAACAGGATGAAGGTTTGGGCTGATGGCGAACCAATATTTGAAGGGTTCATTTACGATGCGATCGGTGACTACAACCAAGCACCTGATATTCCGCTGGTATTAAGTGCAAATGCCTTCTACAAAGGTCAGGTTCAGGAAATTGCGCCATTCTCAGCTGAGGGAGCTCAGAGCGTAGAAAAGGTTATCTCTGCAATGGCCGCCTCTGCTGGACTGGCGTTCCAAAACAATGGAGCCACGGGAATTCCGTTATCCAATCCGAGTTATCGTGGGAACATCGTTCAACAAATGAGGGATGCCGCGAGTGATGCAGGTGTTAACATAACCATTGGCATCAAAACGGTAACCATCTGGCCCCAAGGCGGAGTAGTGGATGGGGTTACTCTTTTCACGTCCCCAGAAAATGGAATGATCGGATACCCAATATTCACGGACAAAGGTTTGCTGGTCATAACAACATTCAGCAATGAGATTGTTGTTGGCAGGAAAATAACCGTTGAAACGTCCCTCCCAAATGCATCCGGCGATTACATAATTTCCGGGGCCATGCACTATATCACCTCATGGGTAGAAGGCGGCCAGTGGAACTCAAGCATGGAGCTGATCCCCGTAGGAACTAGAGCGGTAAGATACTAATGAATAATTTGCTAACCACTCAGCCGAAAGACATGCATAGCGATGCAAATGCGCTGGAATTCGTCATGCGCCGCTTCCTAGACAGGCATGGGTTCATAACCGTTGGCCAGGTTGTTTCCTTCAATAAAGAAAAGAACCAGGTGAACATTATGCCGATGTTGCATGCGTTTACTGGATCAGGAAGCAAGGTCGATAGTGAAGTGATCTACGGTATCCCGGTATCGCGTATCCAGCGCGGTAATAGTGCGATCATCATGGACCCTGTTCCTGGCGATATTGGCATGATGTTTATCTGCGATCGAGATATCAGTACGATAAAAGAAACCAAAAAACCCGCGCTACCTGGAACTAACAGGATGCATAGCTTTTCAGATGCTATTTACCTTGGCTCCATCCTTGGCGAAGAACCCACGCAGTCCATAGAGTTCTCGGATAACATCAAGATCACCGCACCCAACGGTATCGAGATAAACGGACTGAAAATCCATGGTGATGGCAAGCTGCAACTGGTTACTGGTGTGGTTGTCGACACGCACGTTCACGGCGGGGTAGAATCCGGAGGGTCAACAACTTCACCTCCGGAGTGAGCATGAGAACAAAAGCATTACAAATAATGCCATTTCTATTCATCTTGTCAGCGTGTTCAGCGCCAGTTGTTAAGGCAAAACCTGATAGCATCAATGTTAATACAGCAACATATCAGGAAAAGTATGATTATATTATTAGCTCTCTCTATTCACCTCCGCTAAGTGAAGGGAAAAATAAAGCGCTAAAAGCCAGAGGCGAATACTTATCATTTAAAGGTGTCGTAAATGACCACAAAAGAGATATGGAAGAACTCCCCAAGCGTTGCCTTTACTATCGTAGTGATGATTCAGAAATAGCAAGTTGCACCTTTGTATATTACACAAACGGACTTGTTGCCTTAAAAAGGGAGGCAGACATAGAGAAAAATGGGCTAGTAACCGATAGCGTTCCTGCTGCGTGCCGACATCAGGGGCTTTTTTATTCTTTCGCATCAATAAAGGCGATGAGTGGGATTGATAATGGAAGTGTTGCTTTGTATGGTAAATCTCTGCGAATGAGTGAAGCCGAAATAAACAAAGTAGTTAGCTATCTACGTAAAAACCAAGAAGAAGCAATGCGTTACCGGCAAGATGACTTCACTCCATATTTTATTAGGACATGCATGATTAATCCCAAAAGGTATGTAGCAACGTATGATAGGATTTTTAACTAAAAGCGAGTCATCTAGGGGCCATTTAGCTTAGCTCCTGGGCGGTTAACTGCTAGCCAAATCTGTCTTTGAAGCGCTTGTTGCTCTGCCGCCTTTCCATTTTGCTGTTGCAGGTAGGGCATAGGTGCTGCTTTTTGCCCTCTATCTCCCAAGTGAAATATTTACGTTTGAAGCCTGCGTGACAGACATCACACATCCTTGGTTTAAGAAGGTGGTTAAGCAAACCAATTAAAAAAACGAACCCAGCAATTATCCAAAAAATCCATTCCATACCTTTCTCCTTCGAAATACGGGGTGGTTGGCCCACTCATGTGGGCTTTTTGTTGTCCTTTGGAATCAGATCATATTGCTCGGCAATGGCCTCCATCATGGACTCGGCGGCATTTTTTGCTATTTGATCTGCTGCCGTATCAACAATTGCTCGTACGGCTTTATTCATCAAGTCATTGAGCTCTTTCTTTGATGTGCTGATTTTTTCATTTTCACCGCCAGGGAAGTAGTCTTTCTCTGTTTCGTCTATTTCTCCGGCAAAAATCTCATCCTTTACCAGGGTGTCAGTTAGCATCTGCACGATCTCTGAGTTCATTGATCTACCATTAGCCTTAGCCCTCTCGGCTATAGCTTCTCTAAGCTCATCGGGCATTCTCAAGCCAAATGGTGCGATGTTTCTCATGCCTTTCATTGCCAAATCCGGTTACTTGAAAGCGTAGTATCACAGTGTAATCAAAAAATCGTTGACAGAATAGCGACACGGTGAAATCATTACACCGTGATATCAACATGACGAGGAAGTGAAATGAGCGACATCCTTTACACCGGAAAGAAAAGTGAAAACATCATGCTTCGGCTGCCTGAGCGCATGAAAGCAGAAATCCGCCGCATGGCAGAGATGGATGGCATTTCGATTAACTCTGCGATTGTGCAGCGTTTGGCGCGTTGCTTACGTGAGGAAAGGGCGAATGGTCAGTAAAAACAGCGAAGCCCAGAAGTGCGCTAACACTCTGGGCCTCTCATCGAACAAATCCCACAAAGGAAATATCGACATGAATATTGTACAGAACAATCAGTTAACTTTCCACAACACAACTTTTGCTCACATGGAGATGGGTGGCCAAATCTGGCTGACCGCATCTGAGATTGGGCTGGCGCTGGAGTATGCTGATGACAAGGCCATTCATCGCCTGTACCGCAAGCATGCTGATGAATTCACTAACAATATGACAGGGGTGGTTAAAGTGACCACCCCTGGCGGAATGCAGGATGTGCGCATGTTTTCGCTGCGCGGGTCACACCTTATCGGGATGTTCGCTCGGACGCCAAAGGCCAAAGAGTTCCGCCGCTGGGTGCTGGATATCCTGGATCGCGAAGTGGCGCAGGGAAACGTCAGCCCGGCATTCGACTTTGAGATGTACGCTCACAATGCAAAAGTGGCAGACGGCCATTTCAAATTCATCTGGAAGGTGTGGTGCGAAGAGTTAAGCCCATCACTGAGAGCAATGGGATCACCTATCGCTGTAAAAATGGTCGACCATTTAAAATCCATTGGGGCCATAACCTATGGGCTATCAAGCGCACTAGATAAGGCGGCGAATGGTGGTAACAAGAGAGTTCACTGAATTTTGCCCCGGACATTGGGCAAATAAAAACCGCCAGTTACAGCTGGCGGCTTACATCAACTACTGATTGGAGTCTTACATGCAACAATCTTCATCAACTGCTGTAAATGTAGCAAACAACATCCTGGTTGTCGATCCTGATATGCCTCCAGTGATTGAGTTGAAGGGTATCCGCGTTGTGACCACCGAGACTCTGGCGAAGGGGTACGGCACGGATGAGGCAAACATCCGAAAGAACCTGTCACGCAACAGTGACCGCTTCGTTGAGGGTGTGCATATTTTCACTATTGAAGGCGATGACCTTAAGGATTTGCGAGTGACTAATAGTCACGCACAAATTTCGAACAAGGCGCGGTCCTTGGTTCTATGGACTGAAAAGGGCGCGGCCCGCATGTCGAAGATTGTCGATACCGATGAGGCATGGGACTTCTTCGAGCGGATGGAGACAGCATATTTCCACCCGCGCCAGAATGTAGGTATCCCGCTGACCTACGAGCAGGCGCTTGAGGACTTGCTGGTTAAGGTGAAGGAAAACCGTATCATTACTGAACAGCGCGATCAGGCGATTGTAACCAAGGCATGGATCGGTAAAAAGCGCGAAGCTACAGCCATGGCAACTGCATCAGCAGAAAAGCGAAAGGCAAATGCATTGGCTGAAAAGCTTGGTGAGTGCAAGAAACACGCGACCATTAAAGCAGTGCAGCGTGTTACCGGAGAAAAATTCAGTCACTGGCCGATGAAGAAATGGTGTGAGGCTAATGGCATGGAGCCAAAGGTTGTCCCGGACGAAACCTACGGCACCGTAAAGTCTTGGCCTGCCGAAGCCTGGAAGGCAGTTAATGACATCAGCTTAAAGGGGATGTTTTAAATGCCAGTGGTTGCCAGCAAAGCTATTCAGCGAGTGAGTGCGCCCGTCTATGTGGTTTCTCACCATGGCAAGGTGTTCCGCTGCTTTAGCCGGAATACAGCCATTAAGCGCCTAGCTCACTTTATGACACAAAGGATGTTTCATAGCGCAGGTATCGAGACAAGGCCCGTGACGCGCATCGACCGCGATGATATGACGATTAACTACGTTAACCGGCCAATAAAACGATACTGGAACGCTCAGGCGAGATGTGAGCGCAGGCTCAGAAAGCTGCTGACCAAGAAATAACGCAAGCAGCAAGGTTTTACACTACAACCCAACCCACTTCGGTGGGTTTTTTTATGCCTGGAGAATGGCAATGCTTACAAAATCACTGCTTCTCAACACTGACACATGGGATTTGCTGCTTGACGACTTCGGCAATATTGCACAGACAGAGAATCCCTATGCGGTGGCTCAAGACGTAGCAACGACCTGCAGCACTTTTGCGGGTGAGGTCTGGTATGACACCACGCTTGGGCTGCCGTATTACGAGCGCATTCTAGGCCACTGGCCCGGAACTCAGTACGTCAATACGAAGATGCAGACCGAAGCGAAGAAGCTCCCATACGTCCAATCAGCGACCTGCACAATCATCATCGGCCAGTCTGACCGCATCGGGAACGGTGTTATGACTATCACCGACACCAACAACGACGAAAGCACTGTTCAATTCTGAGGCAACAATGGCTGAACCCGTAGTAGTAACCACCGCAGTTCCTGCCGTGACGATCACCGACACCGGCCTCGCAATTCCTGACGAACTCGATATTCTGAACGGTCGGTTAAGCGACCTGGATACTTCGATGGGCGGCGGCATGAGTACCAGCCTGACTACGCCGCAAGGCCAGATTGCCATGAGCGACACGGCCATTATCGCCGCAAAGAATGACAGCCTGGCGTGGCTTGTTAATCAAGTAAACCCCGATTATGCATCGGGCAGAATGCAAGATGGCATCGCCAGGATTTACTTTATTGACCGCATTGCAGCGACCGGCACGATAGTTACGGCGACAGTGAGCGGTTTGCAAGGGACCGTGATACCGCCAAACAGCATTGCTCAAGACGAGCGGGGCTATTTGTATTACTCGCTTGGGCAGGCTGTTATCCCTTCTTCTGGATCGATTGATGTGCTGTTTCAGAACCAGGCTACGGGGCCGATTTCTTGCCCAATCGGATCGCTGAATACGATTTACAGAGCAGTGATGGGGTGGTCAAGCATTACCAACCTTACTGCAGGAGTTCCAGGTAATGACGTGGAGGGGCGGGCCAACTTTGAGTACAGGCGGCGTCAATCGGTAGCCAAGAATGCGAGCAATACGCTAGGGGCTATCTATGCTGCCGTTCTCTCAGTAGATGGTGTGAGCGATGCGTATGTCACCGACAATAAGACGGCGGCAGTGGTGAACAAAGGCGTCACCAACTACCCTGTAGCGGCCAATTCATTCTATGTCGCTGCATACGGTGGGCTTGCTGAAGACATTGGCAACGCAATCAACAACTCCGCCCCTCCAGGCGTCAACATGAACGGCAGTACGTCCATTGTGATACAGGACAGGGAGAACTACGTTTATCCTTACCCTGAATACACCATCAGGTGGGTTACCCCAACAGCAATCAGCGTTTATTTCAAGGTACAGCTACAGGCGAATGACTCATTGCCATCAAATATTGACGCATTGGTTAAGGATTCAATCATCGCATCGTTCAATGGTGAAGATGGCGGAACTAGAGCTAGGATAGGTTCTCGCATATTTGCTGGACGATATTACGCTGGTGTTCAGGAAATTGACTCAAGTAATGTGAATATCTTAGATATTGAAATATCAAAAGACGGGACAACATTCTCCTCCTCTGTTGAGTTCGGCATTGATGAGATACCAACGATTGATGCTACTAACATAGCGGTTGAACTGGTGGTGTAATGAAAAACTATGCCGATACAATAATCTCTCAGTATGCGGACAGCCCAAAGTTACGAAATATCATTGACACCTTTAATCAGGCTGTAGAGCCGGACGATTTCATAGATGACTTTTATGACATGATATGGAACATCGAAACCGCTGGTACATATGGTTTAGATGTTTGGGGAAAGATTGTCGTGGTCAGTAGATTACTTACCGTAACCCCAGGTGGAAAGTATTTTGGATTTCGAGAGGCACTTAACACCCCGCCTGTAATCAATGATCCGCAACCATTTAACCAGGCTCCGTTTTACACCGGTAACATGCAAACATCGACAGTCTCGCTAACAAATGACGCTTACAGAAAGCTGATAATGCTCAAGGCGATGGCTAATATAACCAACTGCACAATTCCAAGCATGAACGCAATGCTGATGTATATGTTTGGCGATAGTGGCAAAGCATATGTAAGGAATGACGGTGGAATGGTTATGACATATGTCTTTGAGTTTGAGCTGTCTACAGTGGAACTGGCAATTGTGCAGAGTTCCGGAGCGCTTCCCTCTCCGGCTGGAGTAACGGTAAATATAGAGCAGCAGGTATAAAATGAATTCATCAGACATTCCTTCACGCACGATAAAAGCGTTCTCTGTAAATGGTAACAAAAATAACATCCCCGTTGATTCCTCTGGGGATACGTTGGCCGCAGGAGATGCAACTTTTGATAGTGGTTTTCCTCCATTGACAATGACAGCAGAGGTTGCGGGAGGAAAACCACCTAAAGGCCAGGATATGAATGGCATACTGTATGCCATCACTATCAAGCAAAGATGGCAAGACGCTGGAATGGGATACCCCTATGATGCCACATTTTCTAGCGCTTTAACTGGATACCCTAAAGGTGCGGTGATACCAAATAGTACATACAGTGGCGCGTGGATAAATCTCAATGATGCCAACGTAAATAATCCAGAAGTAAACACAGCAACCGCTACGGGATGGGTGCCTATTTATAGCTATGGCGTAACAAGTATATCTATGAGTAATTCAAGCGTAACGCTGACAACTTTGCAAGCATCAAAGGATAGAATTGTAATTTCTGGAAACTTAACGGCCAACGTTTATCTCTATTTCCCACCATGGATAAAGGATTGGGTGGTAGAGAATAAAACTACTGGATTATTCAGCATAATTTGCACAACAACATCGCCTGGCGCTTTAAGTGTGTCAACTAGTTCGTCATCGGTTACTCAGATTCACTGCGATGGCGTCAACATGACTAATTATGCGACGCCTAATGGCATGCAAACATTTACCGCATCAGGAACCTTCACCGTTCCGAGCAATGTCACGCAGGTTCGCGTTATTTGCACTGGTGGAGGTGGCGGTGGTATGGGTTGCCAGGCTGGCTCATTAAGTGAGACGTTTTCTGGATCAGGCGGTGGGGCCGGGGGTACGGCCATAGGCGTATTCCAGGTTACCCCAGGGGCTAACATAACGGTAACTGTTGGGGCTGGAGCTTCTGGCACGACAGGTGCGAATGGAGCGCCGCAGGGAGGGGCGTCATCATTTGGGTCATATTGTAGTGCTACCGGAGGTTCCGGCGGGGTCAAATCAAGCGTGACAAGTACGGCTGGTGGTGGTGGTGGTGGCGCATCGGGTGGCGCGGTTAACGTGTCAGGCGGTGGCGGCAGTGATGGGCAGATTGGATCATTTGTACTTTCAGCAACTGGCGGCGCTTCTTACTGGGGCGGTGGTGGCCGAGGCGGCGCACAGGGTGGCGTAAGTGCATCATGCTACGGAGCGGGCGGTGGTGGTGCATACGATGTCTCAACCAGTGGCAATGCATACACCGGTGGTAACGGAAGGTCTGGTGTTGTCGTGATCGAATGGTAAGCAATCAGTTAAAACCCAGCAATGGCGCAATGTGCGCCTTTTTTTTGGAAAAAATATGGCAACTACAGACAATTTAAGTGCACAAAGATATGCAGCTAATGCCGCAGTCTCCGCTGCAGAAGCGAAGTCTTATGCAGATTTAGCTGGGCTATCGGAGGACTTCTCCATTCAAGCAAAGGCAAGCGCCGAATCCGCCTCCGCGTCAGCTTCTTCAGCTACTGAGTCCGCTACATCAGCATCGGAATCTGAGAGTAATGCATCTTCGTCCGCCGCTATTGCTTATGAGGCGGCTCAGAATGCCACAATTACATCTAGCCTATATCCAACACTAGCGGCAGCGCAGGCGGCTATTACGGCTGGCTCCATTCCAAACAATGCACTATTCAATGTTGCAGTTCCCGCCGGCTCTACACCGCCGAGATTTGCAGACCAGTATCAAAACATTGAAGGCGTAGCCACGCCAACTGGGGTGAGCTATCCGAGTTCTGAGTCCTTGGATGAAGTCACAAAACTAATTAATACAATGGAATCTGAAGGTGTTGCATTTTCATTCGAGGACTCTCTTGGGCGTTCATGTGCGATAATATATGATAATGGACAATTCCTTTTGCCTCTAACAATTCAAGAAGACGTAAAGTCAGAGAAATCAGCAGACGGATGGGTGTGGACAATCAGGGGTAGCGACAGGAATGTCATTGCTGGGTTCAACGATCGCGGCGAGGCTGTCGGATTTTACACCCCACCAGTTGAAAGCAACGCACCGGCGGCCAGGAATGAATCGCTATTTTTAACGCCAAACAGCTTTGATGGTGCGACACAAATAGACCGGATAAAAGCAGCGCTGGATTTAATCGAGTTTAACGGTGGCGGGACTCTGACGCTGGGTATCGATACCGTTACTGTACCAAACACCAACATTTGGCTCATACCAGAATCTTTACTGCTTCCTGACTATACGACGCTGTACATTGATAACGCCAAGTTAAAGCTTCAGAATGGTGTGTTTGATAATATCATCCGTAACAAGGGCATTGTGGTTGATCCAGCTAATCCATACAGCTTCGCCTTGAAGCTAAATGAGAATAGAGGGATAAAGATAAAAGGCAGTGGTATTACAACTGCTTTCATAGAAGGCCCTGACGTTCCATACGTAGCTCCACACCCAGTAACTGGTGGGGAGCCCGTTGCGTGGGTTGGTGATGCATATGGCTGGCGAACACTCGGCATCCTGCTCGCGAACACGAAAGACTACGAAATTTTCAATTTTAAAATGCAAAAAACAACCTGCTGGGCCATTTCTCAAGAACATGGCTGTGATGGGATGTATTTGCATGATCTTGACTTCAATACAACCGTTAAAAATGGAGACGGCATAGACTTCAGGAAGGGATGTTCTAACGGAAGGGTTGAGAGAATAACGGGTGTAACTGCTGACGATACGATAGCAATGACAGCGCTGTTGAATTTTATCGATACGTATCCGTTTGGAACCTATATTTATCCGCTACAAGTCGGTGGCGATAAACCTAGCCCCCTGGGTGACAACATTACTAATATTTCCATCTCTGGCGTATCAAGTAAGTCCGCGCATAATCAGGTTCGTATTTTGCCAACTGGCGGATCGGTGATTGATACTGTGAGCATTTCTAATATTGAAGACACTGCCGCAACTGGGGGGAGCCAAGTATTGGTTTCCACTTCATCGTCATACGGCAGGCCTGCATTCTTGACAGATATGCGGAATATTGTAGTGAACGGCATCAAGTCTAATTTCTCTCAAAATCCGCTGACCATCAGTGGTCCATTGATTAATGCCAGATTCAACTTTATTCAACAGGCTAAAGCAGGCGGTAACCTTTACGTTCAAAGTTCCGCATTCCCGTATGTCAATGTTTCAATTACTAACGCAAAGGCTGTTTAACATGGCGACAAAAATAATTGCAGCAGGAACGGTATTTACTAATTTTATCGGTGCGGATCGCTTGCTCGGCATGTACCCTGGTGCGTCCGCTGCTTACAGTTTGCGCCAGGTGGGTAGTGGTATTTATGCCGGGCCACTCGTCACGATTCGTCGTTCTTCTGACAACTTAACCATGGACTTCTACGCCGTAAACAACGCCGTTAGCATCGATGATGTCAAACTGTTCGTTGGCAGCGGTGATGGTACAGTGGTTACACTCTATGACCAGACTGGTAATGGTTTGCATGCAACACAACCAACATCAGGATATCAACCTAAAGTGATTTCTGGCGGGACGCCTGTGCTAGTCAACGGCAAGCCGTCAATCATGTTCGATGGTGTCGATGATTTCCTTTCCGTTCCACAGGCTCTTCCCCAGCAGTTCACTGCGGCAAACGCCAGCCTATCTATGTTCTTCGTTGCAGAAACAAAGACGACCGCATCGTTTACAGTGCTCTCGATGGCTGCCAGGGATTCAACGGTAGCGAATGATAACGATCTGCTGCTGTTCCAGTGCAACGGCCAGTATTCCGGAGTGAATGGAGGGGTGGGGATGTTCTTGCGTATTGTTCGAACATCAACAGCGATAAAATCCGTCGTATCACCAACAGCATTGAAAATTGCGGGTCGTTCTGGCGGAGTGATTCGCTCCGGATTAACGGCCTTTGCTATTGATGGGGCTGTAGTGGGCGCGCCTGTCGATATGAATGCTATCGCAATGCACCTGGAGCAGGCGACGATTGGCGCTACGCGTAGGGGGATAAACCCAACCACTGAGGGCTCAAACCCCAATAGTAAAATCGCTGAAATCGTCATCTATCCAAGTGATAAAGGGGCGGTGAACCAGGGGATCATTGGGAATATGGCTAACTACTACAATACTATCTAGCACTTTCTTTCCTTCCCGATCAGCACTATACCATTCACCAGCCAAATCGATCTTCACACAAACATTTCGCTGTGTTTATACTGTATGCATAACCAGTAATTGTTGTGTGAGGATTGTATGGCATCAAAATTCCCCAGCCCGGCCCAGGACTACGCGCATAGCCGCATAAGCTTTGATGAGATGTGCGGTACTGGCCGAGCGTCAGTGTTTCTCGTTACAGCCAAAGGCGGTGCTATCACCGCTGGCATTCACCCAGGCGCAACGCTTGTTGTTGATAGGGCGCTCACGGCGGTAGATGGCAGCGTAATACTTGCATCTGTCGGCGGCGAGTTCGTTATCCGCCGCTTGCGACTGGTGCCGGTTCGTTGCCTGGAGTATCTCGATGGTTCTGGGTCGGTGACGATGATAGACGAGGGGGATGACATTACTGATGATGTGGGGTCGATCGAGGTGTTTGGCGTGGTCACGTATGCGCTGAACGATATGCGCACCAGTGAGTTTGACGATCTGGTGGTGTGAGGGGATTTGGCGATGGGGCATACATGGGGCAAAAAATTACCGCAAAACGATACAACTACCTACCTAGTAGTGGCTCGACTTGCGGTAATGCTTTGTAGTTAACCGTGATTCAACCTTACTTCCAATCGACTCCTCATCTTATGGAGGCTCATCCTCAACAAACCCAGTTGGGCTAGATAACGGAATGATATTGAAAGGGATTTACATCACTTGAAAGATGCTTGGGGCATCTGTGGGGCATTGCTCGTAAAGTTTGCGTTTAAAATGCTCAGTTGGTCCTGGTTATTGTCGCTCATCCACTTCCCGTAGACGGTGTAAACCATCTGTGCAGAAGAGTGGCCCATTTGCGCCGCGATGAAGTTCGGATTCACTCCGGCGCTTAATGCCCAGCAGGCATATGTATGCCTTGACTCATACGCCTTGCGGTGCCGTATACCTGCCCGCTTTAAAATAAAGTTCCAGGTAGAGCCAAAAGAGCCAGGACCATACCAGTCTCCTCCTTTACCATTCCTCGCAGTTAGCCTTGGTACAAACACAAAAGTGCATTCATCAATGCGGGTTCTGCCGAACTCGCGTAGATGGACACTGACCTTGTGCTGCTTTCCTAGCCGGGTATATTCCATCTGGCTCTTTAACGCCTGAATGGCCGCGTCAGTAAGGTTTATTGTCCTAATGCCGCTGTCAGTTTTGGGAGGGGTGAAGTGGCCTTTCATCGCGATGTTCCGGCTTATTGTGATCGTCCAATTCTTTGTATCGATATCCTCCCACGCAAGTGCGCTTATCTCGCCATGCCTCATTCCTGTATTAACGGCTAGCACCCATAAGTTTCTGATCTGCTCTGACGGAACCGCATCAAGCAGCCTGCGGTACTCATCGCGGGAAAGAGGATCTGGTTCTGACTTGCTTTTGCGGAGCGGGTCAACGCCGACAAATGGCGACTTGCTAACGTAACCATTCCTTACTGCAAATTCGAAAGCACCCGATAGGCACGTCATATACACGTTTACGGTTCTCACCGTGCGACCCTTCTTCATGCAACGCGTTTTCTGGTGTTTCCCGCAAATCTGATACCCGGTTAATAACTCCTTTCTTGTCCTTAAAATATCCTCGTGAGTTATTGAAGAAATAAGACGTTCAGGCCCAAGTATTTCGGTAGTGACCTTAATGTAAGAGGTATAGCGATTCATCGCATTTAAACTGATCTCCATGCGTTTCAGCTCTAACCATCTCATTGCAACATCACCCAAAGCCATGCCGGGCGCGACCAGGCCAAACTTGGCTAGGTTAGTTGATTGCGGGAACTGTGACGCATAGTTAAATGTGCCAGTCTTTATGGCGTAGCAGACTGAAGAACGAAGCTCTCCAGCTGCTTTCCTGTTCTTTGGTGTGTCAGGAACGCCCAGATTCTCCCTTACTCGTCGTCCTTGATAGCTGAACCACAAACGGAGAGAGCCTCCATGGCTCTCAACACCGGTTGGATACTTTGACATAGCAAACCCTCGCTGGTTGATAGGAAAGGGCATTTAAGCAGAAATCCGCCGTCTTTTCGCCGGGCTTTGTCTCTCTACCCAGTTATCAACCTCATGCCGGTTGTACATGATTGTGCTGTTTTGCGCTGGCTGCATGTCAGCTGCTATATGCCGATATTCACGGCCCTCCATCCACGATGTACGGCGGGCATGCTGAATCATGTGCGTTGTCAGGCCGGTCAGTGTTATCAAAACATCCTCAGCCACCCACTTGTTGGGCGTCAGTTGGATCACGTTATCCATGGTTTACCTCTTTATCGATAAGATGCACAAAATAGCTCAGCCAAAGTTTTGCGCTGAATCTGCCGGGTGGTAGTGCGGTGATTTTTTTTGCGTGATAGTCGAGAATTGCTGTGGTGATGGGGTCGTGCTGTTTCTTCGGTTTGCCTTGCGTCTGAGCTATTATTTCCTGTCTACATCGCCGTGCTTGACTTCGAAGCGCGTTCTCTACTGCTGTATCCATTCGTCACCCCGCCATACCCCACCCAAGAATTACCGCCGCCGCACATAGCAGGCCGATCACAATCACCACATCCCAGTTATCTTTAATCACGCCCATACTCCCCATCCGTTTTTCTTTGCCGCGATGCAGAAATCGAAACGGGTGATTGCCCACCCCCTATTAGTACCGCTTGCCTTATCGAATGCCTGGCTCCAGATTGCGGCCGCATCACTGAATTCCCCACGTCGCTCCGCCTGACTGGCCCTTAGCGCCAATTCTCTGTATGTGCTCATTGCTGGCTCCCGTAATGTAATTTCGTCAGATTGCGCACCCCAGTGATGACCGTGGCCGCAATTGTTGTTTCGCGAGTGATTACTTCGATTTGATAGTTTTTACTGCGGTATTTGACGGGGTAGATGATGGGGTGATACTTGTTGCCTTCGCCGTATTTGGCCTTGTGTCGTTCGATTGCCGTGTTGGCTGCGACTATATCCTCAAGTGTCTTATCACCCCTGATAACCTCTTTCATGGTTCAATTCCCAATATTTCCAGAACATCACCAACGGCACACCCGGAAGCAAGCACCGCCTTCTTGTCATGCAAAGAAACAACAACCGGCGCAGGCATCACGCCGGTCTTTTTCCACAATCCCTGATGGATAACACTGCTTAATTCGTCCGTAGAAACGCGCCCAGCAGCAAAGAACGCGCTAGGTAACTTCACGCTGATGATGTTCATAGGGGATACTCCGAAGGATTTCGGGTAATAAAAAACCCGCACTTGGCGGGTTGATTGGTGGTGCTTATCGGCTACTTCTTGCCGTTGGCCTCAGCCATCTGCTGATAGACCGGCGCGGAACCGGTGGGCAATTGCTTGCTGACGCCGCGGTAGTGGGCTAGACGCTCCAGAAAATACTCACGCAAGTGCTGCGGCTGCTGCGCTGCCACTTCAGCGGGTATCACTGGCATATTCATTCGTTCTTTGTAAGCAACGCCGGACGCTGCAAGGTCAACGTTTACCTTGTCCATATCGTCTTTGGGTAGGTCTGCGAGATTGTAAGACATGAGGTTCCTCCTGGTTGGGAGGATTATAGCGTGGGCTAAGGCTTGTGGCCTCTATCCTTTGTATCCTCGCACATATCCATTACCTTTTTCTTAAAGAAGTCACTCCAGCAGTCTGCATGCATTTTCTCACCAGTCACGACACCAACAATCCCTTGCTTTGTTTTCATTGGCTTTCCACACACTGCGCATGGTTCACCATTTGCTTTATGGGAAAAAATACTTTCCTGCCTACTGCTTCCCCTGCTCAAGATAAGGTTTGAAATGCGGATTAATGTAAGTGGCCACAGTAGAGAAAAATAAAGCGGCGCGGCAATGTTGTTTAGTACGCCATCCGCCTCAACTCTTCCGGTGGCGAAGCATAGCGCATAGAGACAAACACCGATAATCAGGTAAATCCAGCACCACTCCATCAGTTGCCACCTTGTTTTATGGCCTTCAGGTCAGCCACGGTAATCACCCCACCCATGCCGCCATTTCGAGCATTGGCTTCATCCTGAAGGCGTTGCAGTAAATCCCATGCCTCGTAGTATTTAAGTGCGTCACTACCCAAAAGAGCATGAGCAAGGTCTGCTGCTTCCTCATTTTCGTATGCACCAGGCAACCAGCCGCCCTCATCGCTTATGCTGAAATATCCTTCTTCACCGAGCCAGTATTGGTTTTTGCCTTTGCTGAATGGCCTGTTTATTCTTTCCCTTGGCGATTTCATGATTTTTCCTTCCCTGGGATTTCGTCTGGGAAACCTTCAACTTTCAGGCCCTGGTAGCGAAGCAACCATGCAATGCTCTCAATCAAATAGTTCCGGCTGCGGATGAGATGCCTGGTTTCCCTGGTTGCGTCCTCTGCTATTTCCATTAACTCAGGTAGCTTTATTGGAGGGATTGAGGCCAGTAGTTCAGAAATATGCTCTTGCTTTTCCGTATTGCGTCTCAATAGTGAAGGAACGCTCTCGTTCTCGTGTTTGACGGGGTAACGGGCTGCCTGGCAAGCTTCGCCGAAAAGTTCTTCATACTTGGCAATAGAATATTCGCTCACCGCCTTGGTAGGGGTAGGTGCTGCTGCCAGCATTGCTTTGAACTTGTTCGCCATCCACGTTTCGGCTGCCTTGTCGGTTTCAAAGTAATACTCGTCACCATCAATTTCAGTAGCCGCTATCATCTCTGGCGTCGGCTCTACCGGCACCAGCTTGTAGCCCTTCGGCAACGTGTAACCCTGGCTAACAGGTTGGAGCATTGCGGCGCGGCAGCTTTTATAGACAAACTCTTCATACTGAGCGACTACATCATCGTCGGCTGCTGCGCAATCAACGAGGTTCCCTACTATCTCCTTGGTTAGCTTGCCGAAGTCCGGCAACTTGATAGGTTGCTGTAGTCGCTGCTCTGCTGCCTCTGCGCGTAACCGCTGCTGTGTGCCGTAATCGGTGTACTTATCAACCAGCTCAAGCAGCCTTGCGATTTCCTGGTCTTTCTCTTCCAGCGCTGCCAGCAGTTCACCGATAGCCTGTGACGCTTTATCTGCCGTTTCAGTTATCGAAACGTCAGCGCCGGTATCACAGCCATTTTCATCTTCAAACCGTATATCTACGATGTCGCCGTCAATGTCCCAACTGTCGAAACTGGCAATATCTCCGAGCAAGCGAGCGATGCCCCTTGCCGACGCTTTCAGTGCTTCTAATTTATCTGTCATCACTCGTCGTCCTCATCGTCGCCACTCATTACCAGTCGCGTATCATCTGGCACTTCCAGCGTCAGCAGAACGCTGTAGCCACTCTCGTGCGTTGAGTACGTAACCGGCCACGCGGGAATCGGCACGCCCTCATCTACTTGGCACGCGCCAATTGTCCAGCAGGCGATGTTGCCTACGCCGTACAAGGCAATAACGAGCAACTCACCATCGGCGGATTTCAGGTGATACGTTCCCGGTGCACTAAAACAGCCAATCTCTTCTGTGATAGCGCCTTCACACTCGAACAAGTCATCACTTGCTCCATAAAATTGCAGCGTCTTACTCATAGCTTTGCTTCCTCCTGGGCGTCAGCCCTTAAACTTCCAGTGAGAGTTGAGGCGTAAACTTCTCAGCATCTTCGTTGTACTCAAGAGTGCCGGGACTGTTGAATGCTTCGATACGCTCCGCCATTACCGCAGCACGGGTTTCTTTCGATGCGGGCGAGTAAGTGCCTTGCCACTTCTTATCGATGCCGATATTGCGCGCTACGTTCGTGCTATCAGCGCTGGCTAGCGGCAGTTTGGTAAATATCAGCGGGTTCAGCATGCGCAGGCCGTGCAACTTGGTGATCGGCTGGCCGTGCTCATCCACAACATGGCGAATAATGTCTTTCATCCGGGTTACTGCTAGCGTTGGCCGCTTAACGTCATATTCGCCACAACTGCCGATCGCTACCCGGGGATACTCATTACAAAGCCGGATAAACCGGTCATCGCTTTCGTTCATGTGCCACACTGGTACGCCGAAAAACTTGCCGTAGGGCCACTCGGCCAGCAATGCATCGTTCTCCGCTGCGCCGCCGTCGATAACGTCAGGGATAATCGCGAAATCGAATCCGGGGTGATTCATCCAGCGCTTAACGAACTCGTAGTAAGCAGTCCAATTAACGCGGTTCTTGCCGGCTTTTTTCCAGATTGGAAACGCGCCGTTATCCAGCGAAAATGACTGACAAATCTCAGATGCAAGGCCAATCTGTCCGGGGTGGGCAAACGAGATAAACGCATGACGCGCCCGCCAGGCTTTCATGGCGCACGTATCCGGAGTAATCGGGCCGCCGTGGTAGTGAATCATCTCTCCCCCTGTGTGTGCTGCCCGATAGCTGGCTTTGGAATCCCTTCATACACTTCCGGTAAATAACCACGGATTTGCAGACGGCGCAGGGCGCTATACATCAAATCGCATTCAGCCTGTTTGTTAGCCTGGAAGGGTTTATCCGAGTACCAGACCGCGTTACCCGGCCAGCCATGAGCCTTGTAAACTCGGCTCCCTTTCGCATACAGCAAGCCCCAACCTTCCGGCAAATCTTCGGGATTGATAATCCCAGGCTCACAGATGAAGAAGCGCCAATCCCCCATGCCTAACTCGGACTGAATACGAAACCGTTTTTTACGGTCAGCGAGGAAGTCTGCACGGCTTGCCTTGGCTTCGATAAGACATGACGACCCGTTACGGAACCCGATAGCGTCCGGCTGCTCTCCGGTTGATACAGAGGCCACAAAGCGATCATGGAATGCCACTTTGAAGCCGTTATTTCTGAGAAAGCGCTCGGCAATCAGGCAAAGTTCATCATGTGTTAGTTGGTTACTCTTCATGATGGGCCTCGCTGTCACTATCTTTCCCGGTTCCGTGGCAGAAGGGGCACTCCTGCGTTTCAAATCCTCCTTCACCGGAGCCATACCAAACCATACCGCCAACTTCTCCACGACCGTCACAGCCATCGCAACGCTTCAGTTCGCTATTAGTTGCCATCACGCACCCTCCAGCCCGTCAAATTTAAGAGTGGCCGCAAACATGTCGCTTGGGTCCCTGAAGTATTCAACCTTCTTCACAGCCAGGCGCATGACAGGCCCCTCTGTTGAGGATATGAGGATGAAGTCACCTTTCTTAATGCGTGGGCAGAAAAGACCGCCTATGGGGCCGTGGCCGGTCACTTTCATCTGCTTCTTCGTGCTCCAGTTGTCTGTTAAACCCTGGATTGCGTGGCCCCAGTGCATGCGCGTGTAGTTGTGCTTTGCCGGTATGTGCTTTGGTTTTCTGCGGAAAATATCAAATAGGCTCATACCCGGCCCTCCCGCAGCACTTTGGCGTGACGCATAAGCAACTCAAAGGAATAGCCGCATGCGAATAATTCCTTCGCCGCCTTCTCAATCGCTTTAACCTCTACTTCTGCCAGTGCTGCGGAGGTGGCGGGTGTTAACAGCTCATTCAGTGCTTCGATGTAGCCACCGCCGCCACCGTCTGCTGTTGCCATTTCTTCTGCGTCCTGTGCTGTTTCAGCTGCAAAAGCCTGCACACGCGCATACTCAGAAACAACAGCATCCAGCCGCGCCTTGAGCTGCTCGTAAGTCAGTACGTTCATGACTGTTCCTTTTGTTCTGTTTTCAAGCGCAAGCTGACGCCGATTTTCCGGGCCATCCGCTGGATGCCTCGCTGGGTACGCTCAAGCTTTTCTGCGATAAGGGAGGAAGGCATAATTCCAGCCACCTCCTGGATGAATTGGAGTTCGTAGGGTTCCCACTTTTCAGCCATGGTTTGCTTTCCTACCGGATAATTAGTGATTTTTTGCCAAGCGTTATTTTTGCCCCGGGGACATCGTGGCCAGCGTCAAGCTGGTGCTTAATCGCAAGCTTGTCTGGTTTAATAACGGTTTCATATTCCACAAATTGAACGGGCAACAACGATGCATCTGCGATATCGACTATCCGTGATGGGGCCCGGACGGTAACTTGATGCAGCCCGGCGCGGATCGAAGTGATTTTTGCGGTTTCTAATGAGTTGGCGATGTAAGCCTTGATGCTCAATATCTTGTTGTCGATTGCCGATGCCCGCTCAAGCAGTGACTTGGCCTCACTTCGCAGGCATTCAGAGTAACCTTGCTCGTTTTTACAGATGGCGAGAAGCTGCTCAATCTTGTCTGTCAGTTCGCCCTCTATGCCATCAATGGTGTCAGCAATCAGCTCCGGTGCCATCCCGGAGTCCATGAGCTTGGCGTAATCGTTGGCTATGTCATAAAGCTTGCTCATGATACGGGCGCCTCCAGCTTGGCTTTGCACTCTGCATAAATCGCCTGAACGTTCTGCTGAAGTTTCATGCCTCGCGTAATCTTGAATGCCTCAGCGAATAATGGCTTTAGCTCGCCCATGCTTTGCGCCAGTTCCATCCGTTGGCACAGCTCATTAGCCTGATCGAAAACCTCCTGTTTTCGGGCATTCTCTTCGGCAATGATTTCACTTTCTGGTACGTGCTCCATCACTGGCTCCTGGTGCATGCCTTCATCTTCATTGAGAACCTGAATGGCGTTATCAAGCCGTTCCGCTCGGGGCCAATACTTGCTTGCGCGTTTGACTATTGTCTTGCGGGCCATTTCAGCCCAGAAGTTTTTCCAGGGGCCATTCTTAGCCTTGCTTGTTGCCTCTGTGGCTTTGATTTCTGCGAGGCTCATTTCCTCGGTTAAGTAGTCGCCGTCAGGAGTCTTAACGGTGCAGTACCCACCGACTACTGGCCCTCGGTCGCCGAACGCGTTGTATTTGTGGGTGGGGGCGCTATCAAGGCCATTCGACTCGTAGGTGTCGGCTTGATGCACAAGCTTGCACTGCCCCCACTTAATCGCGCCAGTAGCTTGGGCAAGGTGCAGAAGGCCAATGTAACTGATATCTAGGCACACCATTCCATCGCGTGGCACCAGATAGGCCAACTTGCTGGCCGGGTTTAAAGTGATGCCGATTGCGGCGACATTGATAATGGCGCTCTGGGCGCTGGCCGGGTTGGCGATAGCAGTCTTTGTCAGGAAGTCGTTCTTCTGGAACAACTGCATAGCAAACTGGCTTTCCTTGGCCCAAGTCACGGATTGCTCAGCTGATTTAGTGAGCGCTCCATGGAATAGCGGCTCCTGCTGCCGGACAAACTCAACAATACTGAAGCTCATCACGCCACCTCATCATAATGTGCCGGTGCTTCCGCCTGCGATAACTCCCAAGCGCGTTCCAGCATTACTTTCCGCTGAACGATTTCACGCTGCAGATCACCCAGCTTTTCGTCCATCCAATCCGAATCCATCACCGCGCCAACCTGCCGATGATCCGCATGAGGGAATAGGGCGGCCGCGGCATTGCGCAGGCCGTGAAGTTTCAACCCACGCATTTCGATATCCACGCGATCGCCGATCAGGTCTTGCTCTTCCTGCGACCCGGCTAGCGTCACTTCGTACTCTTCAAGCATTTGGTCAATCATCTGCTGGTAGTTCATGGGTTCCACCTCATCCGCAACACACGCACAAGCCGCTTAACCAAGCTGACAAGCGGGTTATTTTTCTTTGCCTGCACACCGTGAGGCTTTTTCATCAGGTCATGCATAGGGGTTATCATGCGTATGCCTCCGGGCCGGGCTTAGCGCCAGCAATAAGGAATTGTTTGATACGGTCGAGCAGGGTTTTAACGACGCCAATAGCGCCGCCGATAGCTAGTGCCATTGACGTTTACTCCGTTGGTTGGTTGATGTGCATAACTGAACCAGCTCGAGTGAACTGGCTTAGGTATGAAAAAGCCGCTGGTTAGGCGGCTTGTGATTTAAGTTTTAATATCTGCTCATCAATCTTATTCAGTGATGATGCAAATTGCCGTTCGAGGCTTCTGCGCATTGCAATTAGCGCCTTTTCTTCTGTGCTGTATTGTCGAATCCCACGCTGTGACGCACTTCCCGGCCTACCACCTTCAGTAATGTGTCCGTCGCCGTGAGTTACCGAGCAAGACCAAGTCTCATAAGCGACGCCCCTGTAGGCGTTAAAGCTCCATCCGTTTACAAACTGATTAAACCCATCAGGCACAGGAATGTCAGGACTCTCTTCACCATCACTCCATCTAAGCGCTCTGTTTTGAGCGGCCTCAATAGTCAGGCTCTCAACGAGCGCCTGTTCTTTTTTATTCATAGCCATAAAGTTTCTCTTTAAAAAAAACGGCCTCACGAAGAGGCCAAGAATGACATTGAGGGTTTCGCACTGGTCTGGAGCCAGTATCAAGCCCACTCGAAAATGAGCTTTGTACTGTGCTATTCGCTTCTGGCTTTTAGCATGGCGTCTGCCAGTGCATAAGAATGTCGGGCTAAATCATCTGCGCAATCGCGCTGAGCTGGGTGAGCTGAATCCTCACCGAAGGATGCAAGCCAACCCTGCATAGCCAGGCCTGCAAAGTGGTCACGAATAGACATCCCTGACGCGCAAACGCTCGTTTCATGCCAGATTGGAAACGCTGGCCCGCCTGTTTCTTTGCTCATCCCCAAATCCCCCACATAACCACAATCCAAAACACAGTGCAGCCGCTTATCATGGCTACCCATACTTTCCCGCGATAAGACATGCTGCACCCCGCGCCGCTATTGCTTGCTCTCAATAGCAATCTGATTGTTTTGCTTTGCAGTCTGGATAACCATCTCTGCAAATTTATCCGACACGTTTTTACGGATTCCGGCGTTAACCGCATTGGCAATGGCTGTATCGATGTCCTTCTGAAGCGGCTTGATTTTGGCCTGCACCAACTCTTCCATGCGCTTACCCATCAGATATTTAATCAGTGGCATGGAGTTATAACTGTCGTTTGTAAATTCGCCGCTTGAGTTGACTTTCTTTTCCATAACCTTGTCAAAGCTGCGTTTTATGATGTCGGTAATAGTCAGGCAGTCCTGAACATCGCCCCACTTATCAGTAACCGTCACTTCTTTCTCAAGCCATTCATCAGCAAAGTTAATGGCCTTCTGCTCAATGGCTTTCTTCGCTGATAATATGGATTCGCTAATTGCCTGGTTAATCTGGGTTGATGCTTCTTTCTCTACCTTCGCTAGGCAGTCACGCGAAATGGCGCTTTTCACGCCGTTGATGATTTCATGCTTGATTTCAGCGTCCATGTCGCCATCTTCACCAAGCCACTCTAAATCTACGGTAATGTTGATTTTCATATTGTTTTCCTGAATTTTGGGTATAAAAAAAGCCGCATAGCGACTTGTGATAGATGCCCCGGTAGGGGTTAGTGGAACCTTACGCATCCGTTTTCAGATGCCATTTCAAATGCTGATTGCCAAAGCTGATACAATGTGGTGAATCGCTCACCCATACCCTTGGAATTCCCTTCAAATTTAGCGAAATCAGCAGCTAACTTTTTGCTCACTTCGGTTCCAATAATTCCCTCGCTATCGCTGAAGTTAATTAGCTCGAAGAACGGTCCGCTATCAGCCTGACAGGCTCCACCAAAATGATTTCGTTCTTTGGTGACGCCAGTATCTAATTCAGCGACCGCATAACCAGCCATTTTTGCCAACTCATCACGCCACCAAAAGTGGCTGACATACCCAACACCGTGACCTGTGCAATCTTCGTACGTGTAAACTGCACCATCTTCGATGTCGTCAGCCCGGCCAGGAAAATCAGGATTCAACCAAGTGGAAAAATAGACTCCATTGGCAAGTTCTGCTCCTGTCGCTGGGTCAATGGCATAGCCATCATCATTAATCTTCGCCTCTGACTTTTTGATGTTTTTATAAGCTGTAATATCTAATCCCATCATCCAACCCTCTCTGTTAGTAATCTTGCCGAAGCCCCCACGTATAGAGGCAGCGGTAAAGCTACTGGGAGTTATTTCAGGTGTTCAGCTGAATCCCTCAGCAACTCAATTCTCGTTACAGCTGCGTACATTTTTCGCAACTGCCCGTCCTTAAACCCAATCGCTTTCATGCTGCGAATTTCACCCCTCAAGGCGTCTATCGCTTGATTGAATGCTTCCTCCCTAGCTTTTGCCACCTCCTTGTTTATATTGCGGCGCGGTGATTTTGTTGCTGGTTTATGCCAGTGCGTGCCAATTGATTTAAGTTCGGCATTTCTAACTGTTTGGCGTTTAATTGCTTCGCTTAAATCCATCGTGTAACCCTCACTTAACAATGTGAACTGCGTCTTTGCGTGTCTTACGATGCCCTGCGTTGAACATCGCTACCTGGGGTAAGCACATGGCCCCACATTCTTCCTGTATCTGCCGTGGTGCTGCCGGGCCGTCTATCATGGTCAATGCCTTGGCTACTCGCTGCGAGCCGATTAAGCATACAGAGATAGCCTTTTCCAGCCTGATATCCTTGCTTGCCTCCGCTGCTTTACGACTGTTGAACGCTGCCATGCGTTTTTTATTGAAGCGTTGCTTAGAGTTCATGGTGATTCCTCCGGTGGTTTTAGTCCTGTCCGCCTCGTCTTGACAGCGGCAGGGTAAATCCACTTCGCCACACTTTCGCAGTGGCCGCGCTCATGCCCTTGAGTCTTCTGTCGCACTATGGCCGCCCATAACCAGTTCGGGATTGGCTTTCCCGATGCTTCCCCGGCGCACCTTCGATTTATTAACCCTAACCAGATGCGAAGCTGGCTCCCTGTGGCGGGACTCGGGACGGCATCATTGCTGCCGTGTTGGCTTTCGCCTGCGGTCTAACCGCGTTAGTGCACCATTCGGCACCTCCCTAGTTGGTTAAACTTTTTCTCTCCTGTATTCAGGAGAAGCTAGATTGTTAAAGAGCGTGACACTTGCCAACTGCTGGCTTCGTGTCGGTGTTTCGTTTTGATGGGTTAAATGTACAGTCAAAACTGTATTTAGTAAACAGGTAAAACTGTAAAATTTACAGGAAAGGATGTAATTGGTTGGAATATAAGGTGATATATTTTTGTTTAGGCATAAAAAAACCCCGCCGAAGCGAGGTTTGGTGTTGGGATAAGGGGCTATTGAATGGTGACGCCGTACCAGAATACAGATCCTACCACTCTGATTTTGTTGGTATCTTCTCCTACATATACTTCATCTGGGAATTCATCAGTATTGAATGATCTTAGCCGCACACCGCCGCCTGGTAGGCGGTACATGATTTTAACTCTCGCCATGCCATCATGATCCAGTGCGTAGATTTTCCCATCTTTAATCTCTGTATTGCCTGTGTTGATGGCTACCGTGGCCCCATCAGGCAAGACAGGCTCCATGCTATTACCCCAAACAGACATGCAGGCTGCTTCTTCTGGCTTTACGCCAAGCTTGCGCAGGCTGCGTAGCGAGAACTTAAGCTTTCGTCCATCGCAATCCAATTCAACCACTCTGCCATTCCCCGCGGCTAACTGAGCTTCTTTGAAGAATGGGAGATAAACATCATCGTCATCATCGGCTTCTTCATCTGACCACAGAGAAATGCCTTCGAGCTGAATCGCGTTAGACTCATGAACCCCGGTCTTAAGCCACTGCATTGAGCATTTAAGAGCCTGGGCAAGCTCAAAGATTTTCCGTGGGTTCTTGGTCTCACCATTTTCAATACTAGCAATGGATTGTTGTTTTATCCCTACCAAATCCGCCAGTTCTGTTTGTGTGATCCCAAGGGCATCACGGCGTTCCTTTACTCGATCTGCGAGGCTCATGGCCTTCTCCTGTGGAAGATAATAAGTTGCGCCGATCTTCACAGTAAATACTGTATTTGACAAACAGCCTTGCCTGTAAGAGAATACAGATAAAACTGTAGGAGAACGGAATGGATACAGACAAAACCATCTCCCAGCGCGTTAAGTCTCAACGAACAAAGCTTGGGCTTACCCAGGCAGAAGTTGCAGAGCAAGCTGGGATTACCCAACAGTCATATCAGCAGTTAGAAGCGGGTGAAACAAAGAGGCCACGCAATTTATTAGAAATTGCCTCAGTTCTTAAATGTACCCCGCACTGGCTGGTGTATGGCGTAAACCAGAAAGCCGCATAGCACCACTGCTCTTTAAACAATCTGGCCGCTCTCTGAATACAGGAGCAAAACAACAGTGGTCACTCACGGGCTGATCACATCACTTATTTGATAGGGACATTATCAACAATGCAAAACGCAAGTTACAGCAAGCCAACAGAAACAGAGATTAACCGCGCAGAGACGGACCTTCTGCTGACCGTGTCACAAGTCACCGGGCGCAAGTTCGCCGAGCTGGCAGGGTGGCATGAGTCGAAGATAAGCCGGACTAACTGGCGGGACATCGCAACCATCTTTTGCATAGCTCGAATGGCTGCTGAATGTAGCCCATTGGGAAGGGCAGTGCAGGAAGTGTTTAAAGCGGTAGGCAATAAAAAACCCCGGTCGGCTAACCAGGGTTCTGAGCAGATAACTATGTCTTTCTAACGAGGTAATTATACATGCAAAACACTGGATCAGTAAACAGTGATAAAAGCCAGCTAAAGGCTGGCGATAAGTTCGATACCCCGTACCCATTCAAGGAGTACGAATACACCTACCAGAATTACGACGGTGATATCGAATCCGTAACTCAGTGGGTTGGCGGATGCCATAAGAAGCTAGAAGCCGCTGATTGTGGCTACGGACAGCAGGCCTACTACGTTGCTGATGGAGAAGGTCGTCGCATCCTGGAAGTTCTGGCCGTTGTGGACATGCCGGGGAAGTGGCAGCGCCGCATTCTCTACTCATGCACCACGATCCCGCCGAACGAAAAGCCGCGGCTAGGCCGTAAAGCCTTCACTGTCACCGAGTCTCGCTTCAAAAAAATGATTGGTGGCTACTTTGCTGATTACGAAGTTGAGGTCGCCGAATGAACACAGCAGAAGTTATCAAGTTCCCCAGACAACCAGATAAGCCAGGAGGCCAAGTGGCCGATCTTGAAAATGGCTATCTGCGACTGGCAAATCAGATTCAGGATGCGGTATGCAAGGTTGAGCTTTCGGGGCGTGAGTTTCGCGTTCTGAATGCTGTTATCCGCCTAACTTACGGATGGTCGAAGAAAGAAGATCGGATAACCAACAGCCTAATTGCTGACAAGACAGGGCTTGCTGTTAAGCACGTCTCTGAGGCTGTTCTAACGCTTGCAGCACGGCGCATCATCCTTCTGAGGCGCATAGGGCAGACACGCTACATAGGAATCAATACAGAGCTGCACAGGTGGGCATACGGGAAGCCGAAGTGTAAATCCTGCGTCATTTCCTTCTCTCAAATCACAGAGGAAAATTGCTACCGGATTGAAATCACCATCCCTGAAAAAAGGGATAGCAAAAATGAGCCTCAAACCATCCCCGAAAACAGGGATAACCATCCCCAAGAACAGGGAAAGGTATCCCCGGAAACAGGGAACACCAAAGACATTCTTTCAAATACAGATAAACATAAAGATCT